GCATAACCGAAGGTGCCGTTGGCATAACCGAAGGTGCCGTTGGCATAACCGAAGGTGCCGTTGGCATAACCGAAGGTGCCGTTGGCATAACCGAAGGTGCCGTTGGCATAACCGAAGGTGCCGTTGGCATAACCGAAGGTGCCTTAGAACAAGATGCAAATGAATATTTAAAAGAAAATAATATGCCCTATAGATGGTCATATCGCGGTTCACCAGCTTTTGCAAAATGGGATAAAAAAATTGATTAAATTTTTATTAAGGAAATACTTAACACAATAATATACAGAAAATATGGATGATCCAAAGACAAGACGAGAGAAAAAAGGCAGAGACAAGACCAAGACCAATACGGTATATTCAGCAAAACATATCCGGGAGCAGGAACGACTGCAACAGCTTAGGCAAGACAAAAGGCAAGAAAAGCGACAAGAGAAAACCCCTAAAAAATAAAACCAAAACTTAGAAAACACAAATAAACCCCGGGCAAAAAAATTGAAAACTTTTTCTCTCAACCTCGGAAATATAAATAGGAAAAAACAAGTCAAAAAATGGCAGAATACACTTTAACTCATTATACATCTATCTCCCACTCTGTGGAACAAATGACAGAAAAAGGCCAGGACTATGTGTGCCAAGGAACTGGCACAGATCCAATGACGGGTGAAAAATTTATATGGACAATGTTAAATGACGGTCATGGTTCAAACACCTGCATCAACTTCATCCGATCAATCCCACAAGAGAAAAAAGATGACTTGATCAGTGTCGCAGACCCGATTCACGCACTAGCAGATTACATAGACCACAATGCAGGAATCCCAAAATATGAATCATCTGGCGCGACATGTGTCATTGTTAAGTGCTACCCCACAAAAGTGGAGTGCATTTCTGCGGGAGATTCTCAGTTCCTCGTCTTCAAGAATAACGAGCTAATCTACACAAGCAAGGAGCACAATTGTCAAAACGAGGCTGAACGCATTCGGCTCACTGAGAAGGGTTACGATTTTATCACAGCCTCAAACATCAAGGTTCTTACAGAAACAACTTTAACAAGCGTTGAATCGGGTTATGCATGTTTCCCAGATGGCACAAAACTTGCATGCAGTCAAGCTCTTGGACACAATTCAAAGACTGGGTACTTACCTGAGACTTACACCTTCCCGCTCGCCACTGGCGATACCTACAGGGTTGTCTTGGGAAGCGATGGAGTTTTTGATATGACTATGTTGGACAACTCTCAAGACATCCAAGACTTGCTCACAAATACAAGTCAAGAGCTTTGTGACAAAACTGCAAGACGATGGTTGCAAGAATGGGAAGGTCATCTACCAAACAAGGCTCCGGAAAAATTCAAATACGCGCGACATGAATGTGACGATGTTTCAGTCTCAATAGTAGATATTGTCCCGCTTTTACCTGTGTAAAAAAAGAAAAAATTTATATTAATTTCGGCAGCTATATTTTTTCAAAACGCAACTTGAACAACCCAATCCCCTATGGAAACGGGAACCGCCTTATCATTATCTAAATCATTGTCTTCGGCGCCTTCGGATAAAATCTGACTGGCTGGATAAATCCATGCAAACTTTACGACATTTTTTCCACCATTAAGACCTTCGGGTTCAACGCACTTTACAAAAATCTCAACATGTCCGCATCTAATGTTTCGTTTGGAAAGCGTCCAAGCCCTACCATTCTCGTCATAAAAACCAGCCGAATTTGCTATATTTAAAGCATCAAGTTTATCAATACAATTCTCCGCAAACTTTGTATCGGGGTCCGGTCTAACCCAACGCTTTTGACAACCTTCAATATATTTAATATATTCGGAACTCATCCTTGCTCTCAGCATAAATATTAATCAAAATGTGACATAAAAAAGTTTTATAAAATTGCGTCAATTTTTTTGTCATAAACCAAAGGTATCGTTGATAAAAAAATATTTAAACATATTTAAACAAATTTTAATATTGCTTGAATATATTTAATAATAATAAATGAATAAAAAACAAGTAAGATTTAACACAAAAAAATACATTTATATAATTCCATATTTAACTGAATATATTACTCAAAATGAGCTTTGGTGGTCGCAAAACGAAAAAGAAGAAGCAAAAAAAAGTGCATTTGAAGAGATAAATAGGTTGAGAAGTATACATACTACAATAAATCTAAGAGATGCTCTCAGACTTTTATATCAACCAAATAATATAACATACAATAAAAATAATTTTGAGGAATGTTTTCAATAAAACCACAAAGTCAGCTATGTCCACCTATGATGAGAAGCCCCATACAAAAAATCAAAAAAATTTTGGACTCTCATATGACAAAAAAAAATTGAAAGATTTTTTAGAATACTTTTTCTATGTAAATTAGACCCACAATTAAGTTGTAAACTATCAATTGAAAATGTCGTGCCGCAATGCCAGCTGTTCCGGATGCAGTTGCACCCAGTCTTTGGCTCAAATGGATCTGGGTTTCTGTTTGCATGCAGCCGACGAAGAAGAGTCTGTCTGGGACACTGCAAGCGAGGATTCTGAGTCTAGCGAAGAGGATGACGATGAGCAAAGCGAAGCTGAAGAGCCTAGCATCTTTTCCCAACTTGCCGCCGAGATTCGCCAAGACCAGAACGCCGCGCTTGAAGAGGGCGCTCAGCGACTTTTGGCCATGGACTTTAGTGACACCGAATCAGAGGCTTGGGTGGATGTTGGTTCTGTCCAGAAAGAACCAGAGCCTGAGAAGGAGCCGCTCTTTGAGGCACCCATTCCTCTCGGCGAGTGCCCCATCTGCTATGAGGATCTCAAGATGATTGACTTTACCATAACCAAGTGCGGTCACACCTTCCATTCGTCGTGCGTCTTCAAGGCGATGGAGCAGAATTTGGGCTGCCCCATGTGCAGGTGCCAGCTCCTTGAAATCCAAGAGGAAGAGGAAGAGGAGGATGACGATGACCAAGAGGAAGAAGGTGATGATGAAGAGGACCAAGAAGGCGACGAGGAATCAGACGGTGAGTATGAGCCCAAGGTGACTTTGGAGCAGTTGTATGCAAAACTCCAAAACATGGGCTACGGTCCGTTGGACATCTTGGCTTATGCGGTTGAACAAGCCAACTTGAAGCGTCAAGACGAGGTCCGCAACACTCCCGAGTTTGTACATGCAGTTGGTGACAAGATATGGGATGTCGTCTTCGGAAACATCACATTGGCTCATGTGGACCAGCGCACATATGCCCAAGTTGCAGCAAAGACCCCGGAGCCCCAGGTTCAACATCAACCTCAGCAAGCCGCCGTGTAAATAAACATAAAAACAGAAAAACATAAAAACAGAAAAACATAAAAACATAAATTTTATGTGTTGTATTAAATGTATTTTTTTCTCTCAAGATATCAAAAATGGAGTTATCCCATGAGGAAAATATATGTCTAATAAAATTGGCCGAATGTATAACAGCACATCCGTCCAAGTCACCCACCCTTTTTTGCAGACAGGCCAAAGAACAAGCAGAAAAGCTTCCACCTCGCATAAAAAACGCCTTAACAAATTTTGCAGAAAAAGGTTCAGAAACTGGATTTCTATTAATCCAAGGAATTCCAATTCAACCAGACACAATACCAAAGACCCCAGAAGGAAATCAATATAAATTAGGAGAGACGACAACTCTTGCAAAAATTCAAGCAATATTAGTAAGTGCCATCGGCGATATGATTGCATACGAGGCCGAATGTTATGGAAATTTATTTCAAGATGTAGTGCCATTAAGAACTATGGAAAAAGCGCAAACAAGTTTGGGAAGCAATACAGAATTAGAAATACACACAGAGCAAGCATTTTCAAAGCTTAAACCAGACATATTAAGTTTAGCTTGTCTTCGCGGGGACCCAGATGCATTCACGCATATATTTCCAGTTCAGACTATATTAAACAATCTAACAACTGAAGAAAATGCACTACTTAGAGAGCCATTATGGTATACTGGAGTAGATCTCTCGTTCAAGTTAAATAATAATGAATTTATAGATGGAGACCTAAGAGGTCCAATGCCAATAATAAGCGGATCTCCAAATGATCCCATCCTAATTTTTGACCAGGATTTAATGATAGGAACAACCGAAGAATCAAAAGAGATGATAAAAAAAATAATAAACATTTATTATCAAAAAAAGATAAGACACAATTTAAAACAGGGTGAAATAATTCTAGTAGACAACAATAGAGCTGTACATGGAAGGTCGGCTTTTAAACCAAAGTATGATGGAGAAGATCGTTTTTTAATCCGGTGTTTCGCAACATTTGACATCGGCAAAAGTGAGTATGCGAGGGATAACTCCAAAAGCCCAAGAACAATAGCCGCAATTTACAGCTAACCGCCTTCCCAAAGGAAGCGTTTCAAGGTTGCATTAAAAAGAAGTGATAACTGCAGTGTTAATGCCTTGGACACTGTTGCGGCCAGTAATAAAGTATTGAAGCAATGTGAACCACTTAGATTGTTCAAAGAATAAATCCCATTTACAGTTGAGTAATACAATCCAGCCGAAAACAAATAATAGAACGCGAGTTTCGTAATTAATGGCGGGTCTGACTTCTAAAAATGGATTAAATAAATAAAGACATAAAATGGCCATACAAGCAATAAACATAAATTCGCAATATTCTTTCCAATTATGAAGGTTTGAAGAAAATTCAGTTTCGCCTTTATTCTCTCTAACAAGGATAAAATGCCATACACCGAATACAACAAACAAAATTTTATTAAGGACAATGTAATAAATAAAGTAGTCGTAGGAGTTCATTATATAAATTATACAACATTAAAAAAGTAAAAAAGTAAAAAAAGTAAAAAAGTAATAAAAATAAACCTAGAGTAAAATAAATGAGCATACCGCAAACATCAGTAAATAATGCTTTTGATTTTACTTCAACAATAACTCCTCAACAAGTTCTCTCTACATATTCCCCAACATGTATATATTGCAGTAGTAATGAAACAAGAGCATTGATGCAAGACGGTTCATTTAGACAATGTTTAAAATGCCGAAAAAATTTTAAAGCGACTATAAAGCCGCAACAACAAACGCAAAATTTATCGCAGCCAGTGTCATATCAAAAGCCAATATTTGGAACAATGCGGCCAAATTATATTCATCCATTTCAGAATAAAACTGAAGGTACCGTAAACTCAAAAAACTAAAATATATTCATAATATAAAATGCCATGCAGTATATCTTGTGCATTAGCGACAGCGTTTGTGATATCAATGATATATATGAATAATGCTACACAAAAAAGTCAAACCATTCAAGTATATCAAGAGCAGTTGCCGACAAATTTAAAAAATATTTATGAAAAGCTTACAAGCGAACGCCTCCGTATTTATTATTATGGTTATATCCTTGGGTTCATTCTTTCTCTTATTGTAATATTTTATAATTATCAGATTTCAAAACCATCTCATAAGATGACAACATTCACAGTAACATGCACAGTAATAACAATAAGTTTCATAACAAATTACTTTTATTATATGTTATCGCCGAAATCAGATTATATGTTGAATCACATAAATTCTCCGGACCAGACGAAGGCGTGGTTAACAATGTATAGAAATATGCAATATTATTTTCACATGGGTTTAGTATTAGGATTAGTAGCAGTTGCATTTTTAGCGATAGCGTTCAGATGCTAACCGCCGCCACGAGTCTTTAAGTCCATCCAATATATATTGTACAAAACAGCTTAAAGAGATGCCGCCAATGTAAAGTGTGAAGGGCCCCAATGGAGCCCCTTGGTATCCAACAGCAAAAAACCAGAATTTAGTCAAAAAAAGATGGATACCAGCATACAAAAGTGTGAAGCTTGAAATCGCTTCACACATTTCAACATTTCCGATATAGTCTAGTTGGTCAGGATCAAAGGTTTTCACCCTTTTGGCCGGGGTTCGAGTCCCCGTATCGGAACTTACTGCTCGTGTAGCTCAGTTGGTTAGAGCATCAGTCTTATGAGCTGAGGGTCTGCGGTTCAAGTCCGCACTAGAGCATTTCAACCTTTAGAAAAGGTTGAGCCAAAAATACCTTTCACAAGTTATGAGAAAAGGTATCGCCAAAATTGGCTCAAAGTTTCCACCACTCTTACCAAAAGTGGCTACCAATTAATTTTGCTCCACTTTTCTCAAAAGTGGATGTTTTCCTACAGCAACTCCATTAAAAGCATTTTAAGCAAACCCAATGGAAAACAGCAAACCCCAGTTTTCTCAACTTTTCTCAAAAGTGGAAAAGAGCAGCTATGGCCGAGTGGTTTAAGGCGACGGACTTAAGACCCGTTATCATTGATGCGTGGGTTCGAACCCCACTGGCTGCAAAAAATAAAAACAAATAAAAATAAAAATAAAAACAAAAACAAAAACAAAAACAAAAACAAAAACAAAAATAAAAACAAAAACAAAAATAAAAATAAAAACAAAAACAAAAAATGATTCCTGCAAACGGCTGCAAAATAAGGAATCATCACAGCATCTCACTTTTAGTGATAATGCGAATGCTATAATGCCTTTGTCTTTTCATAAGCAAAGGTTTGAACCTTATTGTGCCTTTTAATAATGCATAAAAGGCTTAATTGTTCCAAACAGCAACTCAAATATTTGTAGAGATAAAAAGGAACTAGCACCCCACCCCAAAAAGGCTCTCATAGTGTAGCGGTTAGCACCACAGACTTTGAATCTGTTATCCTGGGTTCAAATCCCGGTGAGAGCTTTGATTTTTTCTAAAACGGTCCCAATTTATACCCGGTTAGCTCAGTCGGTAGAGCGCCAGACTTTTAATCTGGTGGTCGAGGGTTCAAGTCCCTCATCGGGTGTCAATACCACTTTTCATAACTTGTGAAAAAGGTTGGCCAAAATCTACTTTAGAAAAGTGGCGTAAAAAAAAACATAAAAATTTTCTTCCGTTTTATTAAATCAGATTTTAATGGCTCTATAGTGTAGTGGTTATCACGCATCCTTTACACGGATGAGATGTGGGTTCAATTCCCGCTAGGGCTACTTTCAACCTTTGGGAAAGGTTGAGCCAAACATTTCTCAAATGGTTTTGTCATACTTTTCCCAAAAGTATGAGTCTTCATCACAGCAATCCAATCAAACTTTATTTTTAAAAGCCCAAAGTGAAGACCGCACACAATGCTTCTGTAGCTCAGTAGGTAGAGCAAACGGCTGTTAACCGTTAGGTCGCAGGTTCGAGCCCTGTCAGGAGCGAATACACTTTTACCGAAGGTAAAAATTGGAGCAAAATCAAAAAAACATATATAAATTTTATTTTATATATATTTAACAATTAAAATACTTTTAACATTTTGCTCCACTTTCCCAAAGTGGATCTATTTCTTTTGGAACTTCTGAACACACTCCCAAATCTTGGCCGACTCGTCAAGGCCAAAAACACCACGGCGTTGAGCCAATGATAAAAAGCTAACAAGCAAGTTCAATGCAACATTCTCATCAGCGACGGGAACATCAACAAGTTTAACCTCGGGCTTCTTCTCTTCAACAGTTTCAGCTTCCTTTTCCATTATAATATAACTAGAGCCCTAATTCTAAATTAGTTTTATAAAAATATTATATATTGTATATCAAAAAAAATATATGCAATATTACTAAAAAAAATTGAAACCTTTTGAATATACCAATTGAAGTTACCCCAGAAAAGAATGGAGCAATCCAAGACGATACCAAGAGAAAATATTATTGATTCTGCCAATGTGACTTTTCACAATGTGGCAAATCCAAGACTTATCCCTATCCTAGACGACCCAGAGGAGAAGGAACAAAAGCCAGACGCATTCACATATGACTTCAACCTTTTCCCAGAAGACCATGACATGAAGTTCGGCATTCTTGAATTGAAAATTGCAGACACACCAATGTTGACCGAGCACCAATTTTTGGACACGAGCAACGATATATCCGGTTCAATGAGCGATTACTGCAAGGACGGAAAGAGCAAGATGCAGCATGTGATGCACACCCTAAAAAATATAGTGACAGCCATCGTCAAGAGCGAGGGGGCGTCAGTTACCATGGCTACTTATGGTTTTGACAACAAGATTGAGGAGATTTTCACAGATACACAAATAGCGTCAGATAATGAGTCCGAGTTGCGCGCAAAGATGGACCAACTCCAACCTCGTAATGGAACTGATCTCTACCAGGCGTTGGAGTGTCAAGCAAATCGCGCAGCAAAAAGGCGTGACATCAACTCAAATGCTCTGCAGACCAACATCACACTCACCGACGGCCAAGCCAACGAGGGAAAGTCAACCAAGTATTCTGAAATGGCAAAGCAAGTCGCGCCCAACTGCACCAACATTTTCATTGGCTTTGGTGCTGACCACAACGCGATCGGGCTGCAACAGCTCGCAGATGCTCAGCCTAATGGATCCTACTTCTATGTGGCGGAGATTGAGAAAGCAGGTCTTGTGTTCGGCGAAGTAATTCACCAGATGCTATACACAGCTCTTGTCAACATCACAATTGAGGTTCAAAACGCTGAGATTTACGATTACAAGACAAACACATGGCAAACTACTCTGCAAATTCCGTCCATTGTGAGCGAGGCCAAGAAGACATATCATTTGCGTTCTACAACCCCAAACACCACATACATTAACATCTACGCGCAAAGCCTAATTCACGGAGACCAAGGACCATCCATTCTGGATCTTGATTACCTCAATAAACGCGACCGCCCCGAGGAATCAGTTGACCTCACAACGCACATGTTTCGCCAACGCACCCAGGAGCTCTTGTACACGGCGCACAAGCACAACACAGATGCGCAAGATGCTTATGGAAATGATTGGACTAGAGAGCAATATGACACCCACAATGAATCCTCCAAAACAATCAGAAAAGACCTAGTAGATTTCTGCAAGTTTATGCAGCAATACGCCAAGGAAAACAGTCTAGAAGATGACGACCTCTTGGGTGCAGTCATTGCAGACTTGACTGTCGTTGCAAAGACATTCGGTGGTCCACGAGCTGTTCTTTATACTGCATCCAAGTGCAATTCTCAAGGACGGCAGACTTCCAACAACACCAATTACATTTACCCAAATGATTTGTATGTCAGAAGACAGCCTGCCAGACATCGTTTGATACGCAGACAAAATGCGTTGAGTGCCTTTCAATGCGACATAAACCAAGAAGAAGATGATGAATTGGGAGATTTGCCAACTACTCCGCAAATGCTGCGAGGTTTGACGAGGACCTACACAACTCCGCGACAAATGACGCTTATGCGGTCGCTCACTGGAGAACAGGAAATTTCGGACTTGGACGAAATTGCCGAAGGCACCGTTGGTATTGCCGAAGGCACCGTTGGTATTGCCAAAGGCACCGACGGTATAACCTTAAAAACACCAGTCCCCGGACTATTTCCTCCAATTATACCCTCAGAAGCTGAAGGTACCATGTTAAATTTATAACCGTGAAAAATTTATAACTTTATTTAATTACAAATTTTTTTATTTTTTTATTTTTTCACTTATAGACTAGCTATGTCCACCGGTCATCAGAAGCCAGCGGGCTTCCAGACGCAAAATAAATCACAGCAGCAATTATTAATTTAATATAAAATAATAAATTTCATTAGCAAAATAATAATGAGATTTATATTATTTCTATAAAAGTGTTTTCAGGAGGGGCAATCGGGGTTCCCTGCTATTATAGACCAGATGACATATTTCTTGTTCCATAATAAATTTTACGCTCAGAACTGCCATTTGTTATAATAGCTGGAACGCTTGAACCAGTAATAGCACCAATGTCTTGAGTTCCGGGAGTGTTGCTCACAATATCATCAGATGGTTTTTCAAATGAGATTTTCATATAAGAAACGCCCTTCATGAGCTCATCACCCAATTGACTTAAGATGGGAAAATCTTCTTTATTTAACGATGACGAATATAAAGATGAAGTTTTTGAAACTGTCGCAGGGCTTGAAACTGTCGCAGGGCTTGAAACTGTCGCAGGGCTTGAAACTGTCTCAGGACTTAAAGCATCAGTTTTTGTTGCTCCCGGCGTAACAGACCCCGTAGAATTTAACCCCCACAATTGTTGCCAAACTTCACTAACTTCAGTTCCATTTCCAACATTTAATGAAAATGGGCAAGAATAATCTGCTGGGTCATCAAGAGCACTGCATGGATTGCATTCAGATTTCAAAAACTTAAAACCAGTAACTTCATTAGGTATATCTGCATTTTCAATAGGAGTAACCTTAGAAACAATACTACCGTTAACGCCATTGTAACCAGTGTAAACAACTTTTTGCATAGAAATTTTACCAGTTTCTTTATTTTTGCCACAGCGAACCAAATTATTAATATTCGCGGGCATGCCATCAGTGTGTTTAATAATAGCACCGTTCAACAAAAATGACCCTTCCTTGGTATTCCATGACAACAATTCAACAATAGCCATCTGATTATAAACAGATTGAGCAGTCAATAATGATGCACCAGGTTCGCTATTAATTATATTGTTTTGAGAAATAGCATTTTTATATAGAGTAACAACATCTGGAGACCATGGCCATTTTCCAGTTCTCAACAATATTTCTGCTTCTTCTGCAGTAGCTTGTTTTTGAATTACATCTAAATCAAAACGCAAATTGGGGTTATGAACTTTTTGAAATGCAACAAAATCGTTTATAACTTTTTGAGGCCACACCGTCGTTTTTGGAATAGGATAACCTTCGGGGAAAAGTCCCCATAAACTTTTACTAGTATTAGCAGATGTTATTCCTGTATCTGGTTTACCGGAGGTAGAAACAGCGTTTCCCTTGCTATCAGTAGAAGAATCAGTAGAAGAGGTATATGTGGGTTCGGTTCCTTTTACCCATTGTCCAAAAGCATTCTCACTCCAAGTTGTATTGGGAGAACAGGTGAAACATTCACTTGCATGAGTGCAATTTGTGCTATTATACTCAGCCGGTTTAGTAGAACATTCCCAAGGGCAGTTTAAAACCTTTTTATCGTCGCTAAGTTTACAATTTCCATTGGGTTGATTAGAAGCAACACAACCAGGCTTGCAAGTGGAAGAAGATTCAAACCCTTCAACCTGAACACAACTAATCTGAAAAGCTTGATAGATAATAAAAGCAATAGCAGCAAAACCAATCCCCCATTTAATATCCATAATGCCAATAACAATAATTGCAAAAGCAAGTATTAAATTTCCTAAAAGAGATTTGAATAAATATTTAAAATAGTTGGGTTTCACATTGACAAGTATTGCCAATAAAATAACAACTAAAATAACGCCAATAACTCCGCCATTTGTCCGAGTTCTTCCTCCTAATATATTATAGTCCATGGTTTAACTATAATATATGAATAAAATAATATATATCTACCAACGGTGTCTTCGGTAAAAAGCGTCTTTGTTTTTACCTTCCAGTGGAACCAAATCCTCCACTCCCGCGTTCAGTATTTTCCCCCAATTCATCACTGCTATTAACAACAGTTACATAAATAGGTAACATTCCAGGCGCAACAATTTGCAACAACTTGTCATATTTATTAACATTAAAAATATCGTCATTACCAATAAAACAATCAAATTTTCCAATCAAATTACCACGATAACCACTATCAATAACTCCAACGCTATTCGCAAGTCGCAGTGGTGTTCCAGACAAACTAGACCGAGGCATCATGAAAAAACCAGTATTATAAGTCTTGCCATTTTCGCAAATAATACGAGCCGAGCACTTAACAGAAAAGTTTATTTTAGTTACATCACCATCCATACATTGAGTTTCAACGGGTGTAAACAAATCAAAACCAGCATCGGGGAAATCAGAATTGTGCATTTTAACATTATGTGCAATAGCAGCATTAATATACATATCATTCAAGCGATTGTCATTGCTCTCAATAAAAATACGCAACTCCATAAGACGATCGCAGTTGTTAAACGAATAACCACTAAATTCAGACATAGCCAGTTATATACATAATAACAAACACTATTTAAACCCTTTAAGAATTAAAATGGGACATTTTAATTCCTCAAGGATCAGATTCCAGTAACGATTTGAAATAACGCCATTTCAGGGCGTCCCATTTTACACTTTTTCTCATTTAAAACGCCGACAAAATTATTGTTTTATAAATGTAATATATACCATACAAAATTAGTTATAATAAAAAAAAAAGAAACAGTCATGAATTCATAACTATTTTTTAATACAAAATAATAAGGAATTGTTATAAATTTAAAATAATTTGTTCTAAAAAATATAGCATATTCGCCACATTTATTCTCATCATTTCTTACACTAGTCGCCGTTTCATAAGTATATTTACCAGTTATTATATTAACATCACCAAATTTTCCACACTCGTTTTTATCTGCAATAAAAAATTTACAATTTGCACATATTGGTTTGTGTTGGTTTTGAATAAAATAAAGTTCAACTCTACGAATATTGATTATAAAAAATATATGTTTTATAATTTTCATTATATATTTATACAAAAATCTTTTAGATTGTTTACACCTTTTAAATTGGGCGTTTTAAATTATAGCTATGCCCACCGATCATCAGAAGCCACCGGGCTTCCAGACCCAAAATAAATTAGCGTAAAAATTATTAATATAAAATAATAAATTTCATTAGCAAAATAATAATGAGCAAAATAATAATGATATTTATATTATTTCTATAAAAGTGTTTTCAGGAGGGGAGATCGGGGGTATGGAAACCCTTCGGGTTTCTGAAAACCCAGGTTCCCCGATATTAAATTAGAAAAGGTGTAAATCTTCGCTGGTATAAATAATCATCCTATTAATATTAATATTAAAGTTAGTTATTATTGCCAAGCAATCCAACCAAATCAATAAACACATTTAAAATGTCCAAATAATAGTCCAATGATGCTGTAATAAAATCTCCGTAATATTCTCTCTGTAAAATATTGTTAGTATCATAAATAATGTAAATAGAAAACAAAATAAGAGAGAAAATTGTTAAACCTTTCATAAAGCCGGAACTAGAACCAGAAAATAGAGTAACAATCTGCACAATAATCAAAAGCAAAAGCGCATAAAATAAAAATGCCGCAAATTGCAAGCCAAGTTTAACACCAAACATTATCAACGAAGCGCCAAATAAGAACATAACGCCAAAAATGCTAATGGTACCAAGAATAGCAGTTTGGATAAGATTAGGGTCATACACCTGTTTTAAAATAGATAAAATATATCCAGAAGAAGCAGAAAAGAGAGAAAATAAAATAAATTTTAACCAAGAAGGCATGGGAACTAATCCTAAAACAACAATAATCATAAATTGAATTATAACTAAACCCCAATATAATCCAGTTTTTTTTGGGTCAGCCTTATAATTCATCATAACATAATAAGTAATACCTAACTGAGCAATCAAGTTGGCAAAAACTTTAATTAAAAATTCCTTCTTCTCATTCAATAAGTTTAAAAAAGATGAGCTACTAGATCCTCTAGCTTTTTGTCCACCAACCATTAAATTAAACGCGTGATGACCAGTATGCCTTCCACCTTTTGTCGTGAGCCTATTATATAACGCAGAGTTTACCATATTATATATAATATAAGATGATAAATATTTATTTTCAAGTTTGTTATAAAAAAAATTTATAACAAAAATAGCTATGTCCACTGATCATCAGAAGCCAGCGGGCTTCCAGACCCAAAATAAATTAGCGTAAAAATTATTAATATAAAATAATAAATTTCATTAGCAAAATAATAATGAGATTTATATTATTTCTATAAAAGTGTTTTCAGGAGGGGCAAGCGGGGTATGGAAACCCTTCGGGTTTCTGAAAACCTGGGTTCCCTGCTAAACAAAAACTTAATTCGCAATAGTTGTCTTATTTGAATTTGACCAATACCAAGCGGGAGGAGTACTGTAATAAACTTGTGCAATAGGTGGAGGTTCATAATAATTTCCTTTGGACATATTTGACCCATTATTTGCGGCAAACGGGAATGGTTTTTGAATTCCAACGGGATTGGCACATTTGCGCTGAATTCTTAATGTGTGTTGGCTTGAGGTTTGTGGTTGATATAAAGTCTTGGTGTAACCAGCATTAGAGCTGATTGTACTGAAACTTTTATAACGAGCGGTAGTATTGCTGCAACCAGTTGGACCACCTCTAACACGATATCCAATATACTTCTGAGGATTATTAGTATCAACAACACAATCATTTGCGGCGGCTTTAGTTTGAATATATAACCATTGGCTGCCATTATCTGACATGTTATCATTGGCGCCCTGTGGTTGAACCCAATAGTTGGGGTACTGACCATTATTAATCCACATATATTTCTTCTCTAACATACCCTTTGTAGAGAGAACAGAAGGTTTAATATATTCAAATTGTTGTCCTTGAGTTATACCTCTAACAAGAGGAGAATTCATGACAGGTTGAGGCCTTGAATAACGACCACAACAACCACCAGAACCTCTGGGAAATTGACCATAAAAAGGAGTTCCATTCTTAGAGAAAGCGCTACTTTTGCCTATATATCCGACATTACGAGTTCCACCATTGAGAGAAAATCCAACAGTTCCTGGATCTGTGAGTGCAAATTCAGAATTTATACCAAATGGGCCCTGACTTAACCAGATTCCTCCAGGAGGTTTACCAGATCTTTTTGAACCATAATTAATGACACCTTTCTTTTTGAATGTTTGAATAGACATATATAACATATTTGGAGATAAAAAACAAAGTCAAAAAAGTCAAAAAATCATACAATAAAATCATAAACAAAAAATCATAAACAAATTAAAATCATATATATATTAAATTTCTTATCTCACAATTTGAGTCAGTAGCTTTCAAAAGCATCCAATACAATTTAGTTTGGTAAATTGGATTCAAAACATGTTTAACAGCAACAACATCAAGTCCTTTAATATTTTTACCAAATAAACAATAGATAGCCAATGCACCTAAACTATAATAAAAACATTTACAATCTACAGCCGAGGGAATTTTATCCAGAGCCAATAATTCTGGAGAGAAGAAGGCAGACTTAGAATTGCGAGAGAAAGGTGCATAAAAAGAAAATTCCCCAACTGAATTAACATTTTTAACACCCTCTGGATTAATGCAAACAAATATAGAAGAATCAATTACAACAATATCTTTCAGGTCAAGATAAAATAGTCCATAATTATATATTTTACAGAGAAATGAGTGTTGTTTGTTCAAACAATAAAGCATAGAAATAACTTCACCATAATTAAGTTGTTCTTTAAAGTCAGTTATTTTTTGCACAGAATGAGCGCAAAAATCAAGACAGTATCCATCAACTGACTTAATAATAGCTCCACCCAAGTTGGGAATCATATGTAAAATAGATTTTAAAAACAACGGTATACTATCATTTGAAGAAGAATTTAAATGAAGTTTATAATTAAATTTGGAAACACAAGTAATGGACATATAAAAAAAGAGTAAAAAAAAATGGGGTTTTAAACCATTTTTTTACTAAGCTTACAAATTATAAAAATCCAAACTTTTCTACTCTACTCTCTAAGCATTATCTTGAAGTTGAAGCCGCGGCTTCTGACCGGGAACCTTGACGACGCGCTTGGTCTTCTTGGGTGGCAGAAGGAAACTACAATTTCCGTAGTCAACCTTTGTCCACGGCTGCTGTGAATCAAGATCAGCCGGAGGAGGCTCAGTCGGTGACTTGGGCTCAAAATTCTGTTCCTCTAGGCAAGGACTGGGTTCGCGAAGAGGCTTCTGATGGTGATGCTGTTTCTTATGATCACCGCTGGACGAATCATCGTCAACAAGGCGAGGACGTTTCTGCTGGGGACGCTGCTTCGCACCATCCTGACGAGGAGCCCTTTGGACGGCTCGGTTGGCAGAGAGCTTCCAGAACCACGGGTCGTCGTAGACAATCTTGATCTCCTTGCCACTAAGGACGCGCTCCCTGGCTCGCTGAGCGGCTTCGGAGTTGTTCCACCGCTTGAAGTGGATGAAGACGCGCTGGAACTTGGTGCCATCCTCTGCAGTCTTTGGAACCATATCAATGTGGTCAATCTCTCCGAGGCCGACCTCGCGAACAACGAAGGCGACGCGCTTCTCGGTGATGTTGGCGAACACACGAGGAATGCAAAGGCTGGGACCAGACATATCCTCAGCGCCAGAAGTTGAAATGAAATTAGATGCGGACATTTTGACTATGAGTCGGGAACCTGATGTTTTTATCATTCACAAAAATTTGTAAAAGTTTTTCAATTTTTTTTTTGACACCATAAAATTTTCAAGCGACAAAAAATTTTTACAACCAGTATTCTCTCAACGGAACTATATGTTTAATCATCGTGAGAAAATATATTATGCTCAAGCTTAACAAGTCCAATATTATCATAACAACATTCGCCAACTTGTAAAGAGTTATATTGAGCGTAGTACTTGATATTATAACTTTTTTTATCAATATAAATAACACCGCGTCTAAAATCGTAGTATGGCCTTTTTTCATCTCCATCTCCATCTCCATCTCCATCTCCATCTCCATCTCCATCTCCATCTCCATCTCCATCTCCATCTCCATCTCCATCTCCATCTTTGGGGCTCCTGAGAGAAAATGTTAAATAAATTTCAATGTTGTTATTTTTAAAAGTCATAGTTTTTTTAATAACAAAAAAGGTATCTGTTTTACAAGATAATTTTGAAGTACATTTTACAATATTTTCGGGTTTAAGTTCATGTCCATAACTTAAAATAATAGGAATGCTTTCATTAGAGCAATAAGAAAAAACCAACCAATGGTCATAACACTGATTTTTCATATAAATGTAATAGAACGAGGTCTTTATATAACAACCTCTGCGAAAAATATATAACACCCAAAACAATTTAAAGAAACAGAGGTAAATACTTATTGTGGGCGTCCTAACCGGCTTTAGCTCAGTTGGTAGAGCAGTTGACTGTAGTGGTTTGAGTGGATAAACGCATTTATCCGCGAAAAAGATATCAACTTGTCGCCGGTTCGATTCCAGCAAGCCGGAACCCACCTGAAAATATTATTTGATAAACTTCCTATCAAATAATAACAATTCACAAAGTAGTTTTGGTTGATTAGATGTCATAAACCATCTCAACCTCCAAAGTAAATGAAAAATCCATGAAATTTAAATTAATAATTTGCCCATATTTATTTAAAAGTTGTAACCCAAATTTTTTAATATCAATTGGGCCAAAATACTGCCTTTTTGGTGATAAAACATCATTTGTTCCATCAAATAAAACCTGAAAAGTTGAATTAGAATATGGTATTTTTGCTAATATATTTTTATCAATATAGCTATCATTGAACATGGCAATTAAATTGGATGAATTATAAATATTATAATCGTTTAAAACAAAAAACAAATAGTCAAGCGGTGTGGGAAAAAATAACCCTTCGGATTTATATGAGCTCGCATTTTTATATATTTTATTTCTATAACCTAATATCCAACCAAGTGTTTGTTCAAATTTACCAAAATTATTTGTATTAGCATTATAAAAAACCAAATCAAAATCAAAAGAATTTGTTGTAGAAATTGTTGTTTTTTTTGAAATCGGGTCAATAGTTACCGAAAAATATGTCACACCAAGAGTATTATTAATTGTAGTTTGAAGTGCACTTTGGAGAGATGCGGAGTCATAACAACCATCGGGAATAATAATAGTGCTTGATGCATTAGTTGCTGGAACCCATATAAAAAAAGAGTTTGTCATCGCATAACTAGATATAAGGTAAATACTTTCTGGCATTTCAATAGATAATAACCGAATACCAACAACATTTTTAAGAGTATAAGACAATGTAAAAAAACAATCAGTTGCTGAAACACTATTGGAGTCGCGAAATATGGTGTTCATCGCTAAAGACATGACACGAGTTCTTCTTCGCAACTTGTTTAAAATTCCAGGAGCAGTTTCCGTGGGAAATGTATTCATAGGTTGAACTAAATTGGGAACCTGTTGAACCGGTTTATCAATAACAAAATTGGACCCATCTCCGTTTAAGATGGCATTTTGTTTAAGTTTTTTTATCAACAACAGTTTGGCTTCATCTAAAAAAATAAATAATTTATTTTGAAATGACCGGTCAAGAACATTTCCAAATATTTTTTCTCTCATCAATGTTTCTTTGGAAGCAATATCAGGTTCAGTATATCCCTCCAATAGTCCAAAGAAAGACTCTAAATCTTCATCATCATAGTTATCAATATCAAGGTCAATTGCAGCGTAATTCATATAATATAATGAGCTTATTATATGAGTAGATTAATAAATGATGGATTATTCTGCATTATTTATTTGTGATATTCTTCTATTGTAGTCGGGTTCAATGCCCTCATTTTTTTCCACAGACATGCAACCCAATAAACCAGAATTAGTAATGCGTCCCATAACAGTGGGTCTTACTCGTTTATCAAATTCTTTAAATGGGTCCATTAATTCTTCTATAAAAGTATTTAAAGAATCCGGCGGCTTCAGATTAATATTATAACCAAATGCATTAAAAAATAAGGACCAACACCACTTACTTTTCATTATTTGCGCATTCTCAATTTCTTGATGAAACATTTGGTCAATTACTGAAAATGCCGATTTTAATAATAAAACATCTCTCGTAATTTTTTTTTTATCGTCAAATAATTCAGCCAATATCTCTCTACGATTTTCTATATCGCAAGCATTTTTATCTTTTGATTCTTCAATTAGAGCCGATAACATGGCTCTATTATATCTGATTTCATTTTTTATATTCTTCAAGCTTGTAATCTTCTTTCTCTTGTAATCGTATATCCTTTTTATAATTGAAAACACATTTGTATTATAGATAATCGGAAACCATAAACGAATAATATTTGGTATCAAAAATTGATTTGTTTCCTTTATTTCCGCAATTTTTTTCTCGACATCTTCCAACTTTTTCATCAACTCAATCTCCAGATTTATCTTGGATTTATTTGCAAGTTGTTTTTTTCTCTCTTCTATTAATTTTATCTTTTGCAATTGTAATTGTTTCACTTTATTATAATTTGTGGTTATAAGACGATTGTTGTGTTCTAGAGTTAATTTATTAACCTCTTGCGAATTTGGTTCAACAACAAGAAGAGCTTCAAATTCAGTATTATCTTCAATCATTTTGTCTATTAGTGTTTTAGATAAATCTATCTGCTTATCTAAATTTATATCAGCTTCCGTTTTTTGAAAGTCCTCGTCTGTATTATTGAAATCTCTGAATAATAAAACTGAACCTGAAGTAAATTCCACGGATGATTGTAATTTATCATATTGATGTGCTGATATTTTATGGGCTTCTGATGCCGCATCTAGTTTAAAATAATTTACAAGGGCTAATAAAAAAGCAATAAAAGCATTAATTCCCGATAATAAATATGACCCCCAACTCATGTTTTGAACGACCGCAGAAACGACAGTTGCCGCCGTTGATAATAAAATTGCAGGCATCATTAATAAATTCAATTTACTCTCGCAAAAATTTTTAGATTCCATATAAATAATTTTATGCCCTTTTAAGTAGCACGCCAAAATATCAAATGCCGAAGAATATTTTTCATTCATATTCGTATAATATTTATCAATGCTTTTTTCAACCTCAATGTATTTTAATTTTTTATAATAAATTACTTTTCTTCCAACTTTAACATAGTGCAAACCTTTTTTCTTATTTGAACGTTTACCACCATCAGATTCATATCCACTTATATTTTCATTTTCATCAACATCCTCAACTTCCTCATAACTTTCAGTGTCGCTTAAATCACTATTACTATCACCATAATTATTTTCATCGTCACTGTGAAAACTTTTTTGTTTTTCCATTTTGTTCTCCCTTTTACTTTGCCTTTTAATATCTTTCTCTCGTTTTAATAAAGCTAGTTTATGAGAATCTAAAGATTTTTCCTTTTTTATTACAGTTACAAAGCCAGATTCAATGTCTTCGCCGACAATTTCATTTATATCTAATTGAACATTCAGGTCATCTTCATCTTCAACTTTATTCAGATCAATGTTCATTAGTATTTTATTTCATTTTATTTCTCTCATTTTATCTTATTATTATTAGATTATTATTATTAGATTATTAATATTATTATTATTATTATTATTATTATTATTAGATTATTAAAAATTTCTTATAAAAAAATGTTGCGTTAGTTTATAATGGCATCAAAAACTCGCAGAAATGTTCCCTGGAGAGGTTGGAAATCAGAAAAACCTGGCGCCCACCAAAAAACAGTTATGTTAAAAAAATGCGGAAAAAAGTGCTTTTTAGGCACCAAAAAATCATTTCCTATTTGCAAAAAAAATACATGCAAAATTAGCAAAAAAGGCGTATATGCCGCTTATGTAAGAGCTCAGCAATACCATAAAAGAAATGTGTCTCAAAAAGCAAAAAGACTTTTAAGGAAAATATGATAACACTCAAAAAAATTGATTTAGATTAGAATATAAACAGATATTTTAATCTAACATTATTTAAAAGCACAAATGAGTGATGACGATTGGGGATTTTTCATAGATTTGGAACAAGACCCAGTTAAAAAAGATAAACAACAATCAAAAAAAGAAAAAGAAAAAGAAAAAGATAAACAACAACCAAAAAAAGAAAAATATAAAATATATTCTAACAATTTGACAGTTATTTATGAAGAAGACATCTGGTATCAGAGAGACGAAAATGATGATACCGATTATAAAAAAGGAACAGAAACTTGGGAATGTTCTGAAGAAAAAGAAAAAGAAAAAAAAACAACTATTGGAGGATGTGTGGATAAATATTCAATTATAATTTATTGTGTTATTTGTGCATCATTCATATCTTGGAGTGTTCTTGCATAAATTCAGATTTTATTTCCACAAACAGTATTACAAACAGTATTAAAACAAACCGGTGTGCAACCAGTCAATGACGCCCGAGTATTAACCGTCGGTTTGCTATAAACAACGAATTTTTCATAATTATCAATGCTGCAAGGCGTATTTCCAAATAATAGACCACATGGGTCAATCTTGTATTTATAATAAAATGGAGTTGTAACTCCTGCCGCGGGATAAATAGTCGCGTTATTTACAGCTGTTGCGCTGAAAATGTTACAAGAAGAATCATTATAACCAACCGTGGTTATAACATTTACATTACCACTTGAACCTGTTAAACTAGGACCTAAATTTTCAACAGTATACAATCCAGAAACCAAATTTGCTTTGTTAAATGCTGGTATGGATGAACATGTTTCCACCGTTCGGATTAAATTGGCTCGGTCGTATAATAAATAATTGTTTTGACTTCCTAATCTTCCAGTAACTTTTAAACTGTTGTAATTATTAGCATACAACAATTTAGCCTTTTTATTTTTTAAATAATCACTAGCATAGTTGCTTTCAAAGGTGTTTCCAAATGCCGGTTTTCCTGCATTATAAAATGTTGGATTTGATAAAGTTCTTGACATCTTTTGTATATTATATTAGCTGAAATAAAAAAATTGATGTGTAAAATAATATAAATATATAGAAGCACCATAATAATGAGACGGCTTCTAACAAGATGTATTTCAAATTTGTGTCCTTGCTTAGAACCAGACGCTAAACGAGACGAATCCCTTTCTGGACTAATTCCAGAACCAAAATATGATTGGAAAAATACCGTTCCATTTGTTCCACCTCTTGGAACTGGACATGTAATTAAGGTTTATGACGGAGATACTATTACAATTGCATCATCTTTGCCTTTTCCAAATTCACCTATATACAGATTCCCCGTGCGACTCAATGGCATTGACACCCCAGAGATGCATGGAAAGGATGAAGATGAAAAAACTGCAGCAAAAAATGCTCAACAAGCACTAGAAAGGTTAATATTACATCAAGATGTAGTATTAAAGCATGTTCAAACAGAAAAATATGGTCGTATTTTAGCTGATGTATATCTAGGGGATATAAATCTAAACAAATGGTTAGTAGATAACCGTTACGCTGTAACCTACGATGGTGGAACTAAACGCGCACCCAAGTCTTGGTTGAAATTCCAAGCAACCGGCGAACGCGAATAAACCCAAACCCCAAACCCAACCCCAAACCCAAACCCATCCTAGATGTCATAAACAGAAGTAAATGTCAAACAGAAACTGTAATCCATGTTGTTCAATTCAATGACGCGCCCATATTCATCCAATAGTTGTATATTCAATTTTTGTATATCTACTGGACCAAAATACTGACGAGGCGTAGTAATCAATGACAAATTGCTCTGAGAGGTTGACCCAAATGGACTTGGTTGGGTTGAGATGCGCGCCAAAATATTTTTATTTAACACTGATGAATTAAATGCGCTATAAAATCCATTATTTACATTATTATTATAATCATCAACAACCAAATACAAATATTTTGACCCCGTTAAATCTACTAGACCTTCGCTAATATAGTTAATGTTTCCGGAATAAATTCCGTTTCTAAAACCAAGCATCCAACCCAACTTTAAAGGCAGTGGATTTGTGGTATCAGGATTTCCATTAATGTCGTTTTGAAAGTTCAAAGTAAAATATGCACCTTCATTTCCCGTAGTTACACCTACAATTAACTGCCCGCTTCCACTACCAGTTCCATCAATGTTATAAATGAATTGAACGAAATTTAACGCAGTAACGGTTACCGTGCAATAATTATTCAAATATGCTACAAGAGATTCTGGTGTATAATTTCCATCAGGAATTGTAATAACATAATTTACACCAGTAGATTCTCTTTTAATAGAAAAAAAGTTATTTCCTCGTTGTTTTGAAATGTTAAAGTAACTAAAAGGCATTTCAAATGCCGCCAATTGCATTTGCATAACGCTTGAAAACTTAATCGGCAGATCAAAATGAAAATTGGAGGATGATGAAGTATAATAATTCTCTCGGAAACGAGTGTCAATATTTAAATTTTGTTTAGTAGTCCTTTTTTTCAAAGGATTAATAACGCCTGGAAAAAATTCTCCGGGGTAAGAATTGGCAAAAGCTGATTTGGGCTTATCAATAATAAATGTGTTTCCTGCGTCAATAACCCCACTATCAACGAGGTTTGGATTCATGTTATAAGCATTTGCCAGCTTTTGGACTACATTGGATGAATTTAATTGAGAAGCCAAAACCCGCTTTGCTTCATCTAAAAATATAATAGTTTTCATGCGAACATTTTGCTCAATGCTTTTGTCAGACGAAACATTATCTCTTAATTGTGCACATTTCTGTTCAATCGCATTTGAATCGTATTGCCCAGATTTCAAATTAAATATTTCTTCTAATTCTCCTTTTTTATAATTTTCAATGTTTAAATCAAAGCTCATATACTATAAAATAATATAAAATAATGTATTTAACTAGAAAAAAATTTTTAGTTAAAATTAGAATATACAAGACAATGCAAGACAATACAACAACACCACTACATTATCCCATGTAAATCAAGATCACAATCGCCGCCATCATCATCATCATCATCATCATCAACCTTTGACTCATTACAAGAAACAAACACTGGCGACATTGCATCAATTTCATCATCCTCTGTCCATCTAGGCCCAACTAACGAAGTCACCATTTTCTCCATTTCTGCATCACGGTTATTGCATTCCGTAATCCGATGGCGTTGTTCCAAAACAATATCTCTCAACCGATGCAACTGAAATTCAAGATTTTTAATTCTCCGCTGATCTCGCCTAGAATTATATTGAAGACCCGCAACATGTCCTTCAAGAAGTGCAATTTTATTTTTATCATCATTAGACGCATTTTGTAGTCCCAAAATATATTCATCATTCTCTTCAAGCCTGGCAGCAATTTGATGAATGTTCAAATGGGTCTCTGCGATCTTTTCACAAGTCATCATTCTCAAAATCAAATATTCACAGTCATTAAACCAAAGTTGATAACTTCCATGAGTAAGTATTTCATTGGAAATGATATCAACAATTGAATTATTATTTACAGATTCAAAATGCACAAATGCGCACCACAAGCCGGATACATTTTGAAAATAATCAACGCGACTCACAATACCAACGCATTTCTCCCAAAAAACCCGCGATATTTGTTCTTGAGTCATATTTCCAATTGCAGGAATATATAACGAATAATTATTGTTAACATTATATCTCTCGGACATCTTTCTGTAAGTTGTGCAATAATTTTATATGCCTATTAAGGAATCAATTTTTTTGCAACAAGTAAAAAACATAAAAACCCAAAATAAAACCAAAAAATAAAAACCCAAAAATAAAAAACAAAAAATACAATATATACAAGCTGTCTTTTTATTTTTATTTTTATTTTTTCTACTTACCTTTTACATTTGCACGAGCGCCGGCATATCGGCGTAGTCTTCGGCCTCAGCAAGAGATTGCATAAGCTCATCTTGAGCGTCTTGTTCCAAGACCAAGACTCGCTCTTCAAGCTCCGCGATGCGCTCCCAAGAGGACTCTTCAAGCTCCTCAAGACGCTTCTCTACAGCAGCAAGCTTGTTCTCCAGGATGGCTGCATAGTCAGACGAGACAAACTCAGTCTCCTTGTCCTGACTCTTGGGCGTTTTGACTGCAGTGTTCTCAAGCACAATCCAATACCAAGGCTCATCGTAGACAACTCGCGCCTCCTTGTCGGAGTTCGTCACACGCTCCTGAAAGTGCGACACGGTGTCGGAATCGTACCAGAAGTCAAAGTGAATGTAAGCGGCGTTGTAATTCTTGCCGTTCTTATCCGTCTTGGGAACAAAATCCACACGATTGACTTCTCCCAAGCGGAGGGCAGAGAATACCTTGGATACACGAGCCTCCGTGATGTTGGCGAACATGTAGGGCACAAAGAGGCTAAGTTGCTGATTGATGGAAGACATGGTTGGATACCAAAGAACTGAAATGATTTACCAAACCCTTACACCCAAAAAAGTATTTCAATTTTTTTTTGACACCACTCAAACCAAAGTTCACTCAAAAATTTTTCACGATACAAATTTCACACATTTTCACTCTTTTCATCTATCAACATTATGGCCATAGCAGCATAATTATGCAAGTCAATTAAAGTATCCCTAAGTGACTCATTGTTAACTAAGGTTACCCCATTTTTAGAAACGCTTGATAACCTTTGAATTTTATCGCCGAGTCTAACAATAACACCGACTGGTCCATAATTTGCAAATGCATCACCATAATCAGCATTTTTCTTTGTAAACAACTCAAGACCCTCTTTCTGAACCTTGGCCATTTGAAAAACCCGACTTTCCTTATTAAATGATGCTTTAAACAACTCTTCTTGTTGTTTAGAACTTTCATAAGAATTGCTCATATAAATAAATATAAACCCATATTTTTATATTTATTTTTTTTATTTTTGTTTTTTCTTATTCTGTCTTATTCTGTCTTATTCTGTCTTATTCTGTCTTATTCTGTCTTATTCTGTCTTATTCTGTCTTATTCTTATAATCTTTTTCTACTAGCCAAATAACCCGCAGCACTTGTTCCAATCTTTCCATAACCACTGTGTGGTTGGTAAATATAAGAAGTGTGATTCTTTGTGTAACACAATGTGTTGTTGCAATTATTCATTCTAATAGGGTAAAACTGAAAAATTGGCGTAGATGAATTAAAAAAATTAGCACGGCCAACTGGAGGAACACCAACTGATGACATTCTATACTATACTAATACTGGATATTTTATTTTAATTTTTCTACTTGCCACAAGATCCGCATCCTGGTTTGGCATTAGAAATTCTGTTTACCATGCTATTAAAACCACCCATTTGAAACGCTCTAAACTGTTGACCCTGATTTAATACAGTGTTCAAACTGGCGACATTATAATACTGTTGAATTTGAACCGCGTTACCGGCTGGACGCAATAAATTTAATCCTAATCGTTGAGGCATTATAGATTATAGTTAGATAAAAAATCTTGGTATTGAGCTGGCAATAAATATTTAACATAGTTAAACAGATTATAAGTTCCATTTGCACCTTGAAATTGATTTAATATATAACAACCTGTAGTAAGCGAGCCAACGGTAGAAACAACTCCATTTGCTGCTAATCCATTATTGCAATTGCATGGAAAATATACAAGCAATTTATCTGTAGTGGTTGTGGAAGTAGTTCCATCATCAAATCTAACGGTTACGGAATATGGGCCAACATTATTCAAATCTGCGGACGGTGTTCCACCGCTAATAACAACTGCACGAGCATAAACACCAGATGAATTTAATGCATATGCAGTATTACCAACTCTAAATGTAAAACCTTCAAATAATAACACGGGATTAACTAAAATAGCATACACTTTAGATAAATCGTTATAATTAGAACCACCGCCAATAGGGCATCCACAATTATCTCCAACAATACTGGTTTTCATAGTTTTACCCCCATAAATTGGGAAAGCTTTATTAAATGGCAATGGTTTTCCAAATCCAGGTGGAACAACTCCACGGCGAAGCGGTCCCTTTCCTTTTAATCTATTTAAATAGCGGTCATATGAATTGTGTTTAATATCAACGCCGGAACCTCCGGGACATCCAGCGCCAGGTCTGCAACGAGTAATAGAATGTTTTGTACTACTTCCGTGATAAAAGCTTCCACCAGTAACAATACTAGGCTGAACATGACGAACGGCTCGGTCGCTCATTTGATTCCAATTCACATCCGCAAATTCCTTCACAGGTCTCTGATAAACAGTTAAAGCTCCTAAATCGTGAGTATATAAAGAACCCGGCACACGAACAGTGTTTTGAATAATCTTCAATCTTTGATATTGAGATGCGGGGTCTAGAGCAGACAAGTTAGAATTACATCCAAAAGATCTACATATAGTTGCTGGTTGTTTTTTAGTTGAATTAGTATTCTGTGACATATATAAATTACTGTGATATTTTATTTAAAATTGATATTAAAATTGATTTCATTAAAAGAGATAAACAAAATACAAAGTTAGAACTCATAATCCACAACTTAAAACATGGAACAGGCGCCAAAAAAACATAGTTGCACATATTGTGGAAAACAATACACAAGAAAAACTTCACACGCAAGGCATGTTATTTTATGTGAAATCTTTCATCAAACCAAACATGAAAAAACTTGTGAAGAAGAAGAAAATAGCAATATTCCTTCAACAAAGCAGTTATATAAGATTATTCAAGAATTGGCTATAAGACATCAAACAATGGAACAAAAACTGAATGACATGCAAAAATGGGTAGAAACTAAAAAGAAAAAGATTAATGTGATTCAATGGTTGAATTCAAACAAAAAACCAAATGTAAATATGGATAGTTGGATTAATTCTATTCAAGTGACTGAAGAACATATACAGGTTCTAATAGAACACAATATGATTAAAACATTGAGTGAAATTATGCGCAAGAAACTGTCAAGTGTAAGGGATGATACTTATATTCATCCATTATTCTGTTTAACTCAGAAAGAAAATTTATTTTACAGTTATAATTCAGACGAAGATGTGTGGGTAAAATTTACAACGGACGATTTCATTGTTATGTTGAAAAAGATTCACAGAAAAATTTTGATAGCATTGTGTGAATGGTATGATAAAAATATAGAGAGAATAAACGGCAGCGACAAGATGCAAGTTTTATATAATAAAACAATGATTAAATTAATGGGAGCAAATTTTACTCAAGACGCACAAATCTTGAGTAAAACGAGAACAGAACTATATAACAATCTTAAAACAGATTTAAAACATATTATAGAATGCGAGTTTGAATTTTAGTAGGGAACCAAGGTCATCAGAAATCCGAAGGATTTCCAGACCCTTTTGCGAAGCTAAGACCCCTCCTTATAATATTTTATTTTTTGGCACCACCTTTTTCACCAACGGTGCCTTCTGGAAGGTGGTTAGACAATGGGGAAAGATGGTTGCATAGCAATACCACAAATGCCTGCGTCATTTACACTTTCGCTGCGCTCAATCTTAATATAACCATCGTCACCCCATGAAGCGCCCCAAGAATTTTTTACCAACCAATACTTAATGCCGTCTTCCTCGCCATAGCCAACGATAAGAACGCCGTGATCCAATGTGGTGCCACAAGAATCGCTGGTAATAACACCGCTCTTGTAAGATTGGAAGAGCTTAGTCTCGGCGTCTAAAGCAATGCTAATAGGACCGATAAGTGCAACGGCCTCCTTCAATGCAATTTGGTTATTTGGGGGAACATCGGCGCACGCATTAATGGTAACAACAGGCTTGCAGCTTTGGCATGAACCGCCACTCTGGGTAACACCGCTAGTGTAAGGATATGATTCCTCTGAGCACATGCCAGTGTCAATGGCATATTGGAAAGCATTATCCATAAGTCCTCCCTTGCAACCAAGATTACCGTATTTCTTAGAGCAATCCACCAATTGTTGCTCAGAAATGCTGACCATGTCGTTGGTTTTAATAGCCCAAGCTCCCTCCATGGCACCACTCGCAGAAAAAGACCAGCATGAGCCGCACTGACCCTGGTTCTTCACGGGGGTCACGGCGCCATGCTCACGCCAATCCCAAGCGTCAGGGACCACAACACCCTTGGGAGAATAAGCCTTGCAACTGGATTTTTCAACCTTTGAACCAAGAAGACCTCCAGCATAATCAGCCTTAAACTCTTCTGGTGTCAAATCAGTGAATTGGTTAACACCCATGGTGTAGTTTCTCTCGTGAATAGCATTGTGCTCAAAGATTTCCTTCAAATTTTGTCTGAAAATATCAAAACGCTTTTCAAGAGCCTCCAAGGAATCATACTTTTTCTCAAACTTTTTGAGGAATCCTGTAAACTCGGACCATTCATCGCGGCGATTCAAAAGATTGGCATTTGACGCTCCAAGCACCAAAGCCAAAAAGAGATACTTAACACCAAACATCTTCTTATATATGTAAATAAAATGTTTCTAATACAAAATTCAAAATCTAATCCACCCACCCACCAAAATATATATTAGCTTATTTTTAACTTAAAGAAACCCCGACCGACCGACCTAAAAATACTTTGCAAGAAATTCGCTAGGAGTCATGATTGGAATTCCCAATTTCCTAGCCTCCAACGCTTTGCCTGTATCTTCATCCGCACTCTTTGCAATAACAACTACTGTATTTTTACTAACCGAGCTACCCAAGTTGGCACCAACTGTCTTTAAAGCTTCTGCAACTTTTGCGTCGCGAATCCCAGTCATAACAACAGATTTTTTATACAAAGGATGGCCAGTGTTGGTAACAACTGCAACAACCGGAGCACCAGTCAATTTGCTCTGCAAACCACACTCTTCAATAAATTTAATAAAATCAGGAATCTTATCTACAAATGCTTCAGCGGTCTTAGAAGCCATGCCCTTAATTGCAGCAATCTTCTTCACCTTTTCCGCAGGGGATTCACCTGAAGTTAGAACATTCGGATAAGACTCCAAAATCAATTCAACGCGCTTATCACTGAATCCTCTGCCAAATATATTAGATGCAGACATAAGCGTAATGATAGACGCATCACTTAATTTATTTTGGATTCCCTCATAAATCTTTGTGGCCAATTTTTCTTTGAACCCTTCAACTTTCAAGAAATCAGCCTTTGTCATGCGAATAACCTTGGGAACAGTATCAAACCCGGTCGCAATTATTCGCACAATATTTCCACTGCTTAATCCATCAACACCAATGCCTCTGAAGAATCCAGTAATATTTTTCTCCCTAACTGTTGTATCGGACCCTGCATCTTCAAGCATAATATCAACATGCGTGTCATTCCATTTATAAGGCACGCTAGGCATTTTGGCTTGTTCTGCGGGAGTGGTTACGCTGCGAATATGTGGAATAACATCACCGCTTCTAATAATTTGAATCAACGCACCAACACCAATCTTGTTTTGCTCAATAAAAGCTCCATTAAATCCAGTCGCAAACTCAATCTTCACGCCACCAAGTTGCACTGGTTCAATTTGAACACGCGGTTTCAAATAACCGTCCTTGCTAGGATTCCACAAAACATCAACCACTTTTACCTCTGCAATTTGGTCTGAAAGAACCATCTTAAATGCAAAAGAATGCGTAGGATTACCAGTTTTTCTTGGATATACCTTGTCGTCTGTTACAATAACTCCGTCAATCTCATACAAGTAATCCGCGCGCCATTTTACGAGAACCTCAGATAAAAGGTCGTTTGATAAATCCTTTGGCATAACAGTTTTATTTAAAACAGTTTCAAATCCTTTATCCATGAGCAATTTAATTTGTTCTGAGGGTTTCAACTCAGGGGAGATAACTTCATAGGCAACAAAATGCAAATCTTTAACCTTTTCGTCCAAGGTTTGGCGATTCACAATTCCTGCAACAAGATTTCTAGGGTTGGCAAACTTGGATGCATATTTATCCAAGAAGACCTTTTTTGGAATAATAAACTCTCCGCGAACCGCTAATACACCATTAACTCTAGGAAATCTTAAATAAGGAATAAGATGACTAACATCTTGACCGACTTTTCCATTTCCACGAGTGTATAATTTGGATCCACCCTTTCCATCCGCGACATATAATCCACTGACACCGTCTAGTTTACATGAAAGAACATAAGGGCCAACAAATCGCGATTTCCAAGAGGCAAGGGCTCCAGTGTCGGGTTTAATTTTATCCATGGATGCCATTTCATAAGGTAAATTCACTTTATTTTTCTCAATAATGGGAGCACCGACTTCTTGTAAAATCGCGCTCGTGGGAAATTTCTGTTCCAAATACTCTTTTAAAATGTCGTATTCATTATCGGTCATTAGGGGAGTCTTGTTAAAGTGGTATGCCTTATTGGCTTCCTCAATCATAGAAGACAATTCTGGTTCTCCGAGGGATTCCAAAACATGAATACCATTTTTCTTGAACTGTTTTACAAGTTCAACCGCAACAAAGTTTTCCTGCGCTGCAGCAATTCCTTCATCTTCTAAGACAAAATTTTTTAAACCCTTCTTCAAAGTCTTCGGCTTCTTTTCAGCAACAGCTTCATCCTGTAACAATGCCTTTTTCACTGTTTTTGCATTCTTTTTAGGAACTTCGGCAACAAAAACAGCCTCCGGTTCTACAGCAACCTTACCAATGTCCTCCTTCAAAACCAATGCGCGACCATCTACGCGCTCCACCGGTTCCTTATAAACCATTCCCAAGAAATCAAATATATCATCCTCGGTCTTGAATTCATTTGGTACAAATTCACCTTTTACCGCTTTCTCTCCCTTTATTTTCGGCTGCATCTTTGACATACCATGTTCATTCAACGAAAATCCTAGCGCCAATGCTCTACCCCTCATAACCGTGTTGAAGATCTTACTCCCAGTAAAATATAACACGGAAAAAGGATACTCTTTTGGGCTTGTGTATAAGAAATCTACGCGCCTCGCCGCATCAGCTCCAGGCAACCGAGCAATAACTAGACATTTTGTGTCTCCTCTTGACAACACTTCTAAAATAATTTTTTGCTTTATCAACTCATCCACAAATTTTCTAAACACTTCTCCAGTCTTTGATGTAATAATCATGTCAATATCACCGGAACTCTTTGCGCCGCGACGATAACTTCCCACAATCTCAAACTTTGCATCTGAACCTAATCCGGTGACCTTTGCAAAAACATCCTTGAAGATCTTATCATATTGGTCTATTTCTTCGCGAGGAATTCTCTTTAAAATATCCTCGTAATATTTGAGTCCAACCTTTTGAGTATCATTCAAAACTTGGTCTTGCTTTTCTCTCAATTGCTCAATTGTAGTGATACCAGAATCCACCAATTCTTTGGCCTTCTTTGGTCCAATACCATAAACCTCGCCTATAATATTTATAGGATTCGCCTTTTCTCTCTCCAAAATGCGAAGTGTTCCAGTTTTCACATACTCATTCAACTTTTCCATAATAGTATCACCGATACCTGGCTTGCCTTTTAATTGAGCTGGACTAGTAATATCACCATTGTATTGCATTATAGTTTCTTGAGCTTTTTGGTAAGCTCTCGCTCTGAATGGCTCGCCTTGTTTGAGCATAATTCCTGATAATTTTTCCATTAAATCAATAAATTGTTCATTCAATCTTACTATTGGTTGCTCCATTTTATGGATTTCTTCTTGGTCTACCTTTAAATCTGTTAAGGGGTTCTTATTCTTATCAATTTTTTTTGCGTCTTTTTTACCAGGAACTTCTAGAGGAAGAGGAGATAATACTCCAAATGGCGCAGATATAGTCTTGGCTAAGTCTAAGGCTTCTGATGCTTTATCTTCAAATTCTTCAACTAGTTTAAATACTAGCTTCCCTTTCGGTTTTTTTATTACTTTTTTTATTTTTTTATCCATTCCACCTCTATAGTTTTTGTGTCTTAATTTGATTGTTTTTTTATTAAATGCTCTTTTCAAAGATTTTTTGTTATATTTTCTTATTGTTCTCTTCATGTATTATTCTTATATTATTCTTATATTATTTTCCAAACCGAAATAACCTATTCAAATCACCACCATTTTTGCTCAAAATCGGTGATATTCCAATGTTTGAATTTGAAAACATCATCTTGGTTGATTTGATATTTTTAATTCTTTGTTGTTGTTCTAACGCTTTTAAATAATTTGCAGCAACCATTTGTTTATACTGTTCTTTTGACATAATTGGGACATTTGGAATGTGTTGTTGCTGAAACATTTGTTGTTGTTGTTGTTGTTGCCAAATTTTCTCAATTCCATTATTTTGTCTTAAACCTTGTTGCTGATGTTGCTGCGGATGTTGAATTATTTTTTTTGTTGGAACATTCTGTGGAATAGAAGCTGGATTAAAATTATTTGTTTTTACATTTTCAGCTGCAACATTTCTAGATATTTGCAATTTTCCATTAACAACTTGCATATTCAATGACGATAATATGTCATCATAAGTAACTTTTCTTGGAGCAGGTGGCGCGACATTGGTTGCTAGAGAGCCGCGATTTTTATATGCCATTGTTGTAATTCTAGGCTGAGGAACTCTGGAACCCAATGGTTTTTGTTCTGGTTTTACAGAAGAGGCAGCAGTAAATACACCCTTTTCATCAATTGAACCAACATCTTCAACACCATCATTTAAATCATCAAGTTCGGTAACATTCAAATCCATGTTTGTTATATATATTTGTTCCACCTAAAAAATGAAAATATAACTCACTTATTTTTTATGTTTTCATGGCAATCTTTCAAAAAAATACATCCATAAACCCTAAAATAATTAAAAAAACGCTTTTTATCTTTATAATTGTCCTTATCAATGGTTTCCAGTAAAGGTTCAATCAGGGGTCTTTTACACCTTTGCGCATTTAAAATGCGCAAAGTAACCGTTCCATGCCACTCATAACTGCCCGCAAAGCGGGCGTTTTGAATGTGCAATGGTGTAAGTGTATTGTCTAAAAAAATCTAACGATTTTGTGTTGCCGTGCATGTTTATATATTTCACGATTTTTTAATATATTTTAAATATAATGGCAACTTATATTCAAAATAAAGGGGTTACACAAACCGTTTTTTCAAATAATAATCACAAAACTAGAAATGAAATAAAATGGAATGCTGCTTATGACGGTGACCATGCAAATATTAAGGTGGATTTGAATGACAACGGTAAAAAAAATAAGTATCACATGAAATTGAATAATCAGGATTTAGCAAATTTATTAAACATTCCGGCTGTTAATAAGCCGTTGGAATCAAGATTGCAACGAGATTTCTTAAGTGATTTTGATTTTTTAGATGAGGAAGACTTGGAATTATTACCACAACAACAAGAATGTTATAAACCAGGAGCAGAATTTCCTCCAGAGTCTGCTTTATTCAGAGTAACCATTCCCGATTCAAAAGAGAGAAAAGATACGTTCAAGACAAAATTTCCTACACCGGGTCCACATACCAGCGATATTTGTAGTTTATCAGAATTAACATCTTTAAAGCCGCTTTCATCAGAGTCCATTCCTGAACAAATAACTCGTCCAAGATTAACAAAAAGAGAGAAAAATGCGAGGCTGAAGACGCCGTCGCCAAAAACTCTCCGAATTCATTACACAACAGCATCAGGAAAAGGAGACAGAACTCGCCGCAAAAAGAAACAAAACTCGTTCGCCAAGTTTTTTAAGAAACTTTTTTAAGAACAGGCTCCAAAACCGTCTTATCATTGTCCGACAATGACCGTTCTCTCTTATTTTTATTGTATTTAATTACCTTGTCTTTTTCAATGGTGGTAAGATAATATTGTGAGGCATAAAGCAAATTGCACGCAATTTCGTCATCATAAATGCATTCAATATACAAGTCTTTCATTTTCTTTAATCTTTTTAAAAAACTTGCACAATTGAATGTTTCTGACTCGTCAAAATTTACTACAATTACGCAGTGGTTTCTTGGAATTCTGCAACGACCTTCCATTTCGTAAAGATAATAATAGTGGTCGCAATTAGAATCCAATGCAAAGTCCGCAATTTCTCTCTTCAGTTCCGAGACATTATTGTGTTTCAGCATATTGAAGGAAACCTCAATATTATACCCCATTACTATAGTTAAAGATTTTTATAAACCCCCAGAAAAAAAATCATTGTGTATAAAGCTTATCATTAAAGAATAAATCTTAGACGGTGTTATTATGCGTGCGTATATATAATATAAAAACTTATAAACAAATATTTATAAAAGAAGAATGGATTCTATCAAACATGCATTCTATATTAATTTAGAACAACGACCAGACAGAAAAACTTGTTGCGAATTGCAATTGCGATCCGTTGGAATTCAAGCAGAACGATTTAATGCTATTAAAGTACAAAATAGAGTACTTGGTTGCATTATGAGTCATTTAAAATGCTTGCAAATTGCCAAAGAAAATGACTGGGAACATCTTGTCATTATAGAAGATGACATTGAATTTGCGGAACCGATAGTATTTAAAGAGCAGCTTGACAAGTATTTAACGAATAGAAATAAAGTGGATTGGGATGTTGTTTTGTTTTCGGGTAATAATATGCATCCATATGAAGTGGCCTCAGATTACTGTGTAAAAGTTACTAACTGTCAAACAATAAAAAGTTATATGGTGAACAATCATTATTTTGACACACTTATTGCAAATCTTAAAGAATGTGTGCACTTTTTACTGAAAGAATCAAACGATCAACAAAAGAGCGTCCTTGATAAATACTGGTTTCAAATGCAACAAAAAGATAGGTGGTTTCTAATAACGCCATTAACAGTTAATCAACGACACGACTGTAGTGTTATTGAAAGGCAAGTAAAAAATTGTTACAATTGTGTGATAGAATTGGAAAAAAAGAAATGTTTGAAAATAGATTTTATTTTTATTATTTACACTTGTAAGAAAAATTTAGAAAAGGCTAACGCGATGTATTCCCGATTTTTAAGTAATGAAAATATAATGAATCAATTAAACATGAAATGTTTAATTATGTATGGTGATGATAAAATGGATTGTGAACACAAAATAGTAGACGACAAATATTTGATAATAAATGTTGAAGATGGATATGATTCTCTTTGTTTAAAAACTTTGAAAATGTGTAAAACAATATATAATTTGTATCCTGGAATACATGGACTATTTAAATGCGATGACGACGTTATATTAAATATGAATGCCATTTTATTTTTTATAAATTCACTGACTAGATTTAATATTAATTATTCAGGGTTTTCATGCATGGTCCATGAAAAAGAAAACAACAATATTCATTTACTTGCGCGTAAAATATCAATTGATTCTCAAGAAACTAACATAATAAAAACACCAGCAGCGGTGTATTGTGGTGGTCCTCTTTATTACTTAAGTTATAATGCGCTTGGAATTATAAATAATGCTGACGACAATTCATCAAAAGATATTTTTTATGAGGATTTAATGATAGGAAATATATTAAATTTAAAATCAATATACCCAATTCATTCCAATTTATATAGTGATGATATTAACTCTTTTTATAATTCTCCAGCATCATTTCACAATACAAAGAAGAAGAACACGCTTTTTTTAAAAATACATGGTGGTCTTGGAAATCAACTGTTTCAAATTGCTTCTGGCTACGGAATAGCTTTAAAAAATAAGATGAATTTATTTATTATTAATGACAGCGCAATTAAAAGCAATTTTACACACATTGATGATAATAATTATTTATTAAAAACAATTTTTAATTCATTTCCAAACATTGATTTTAGATTCATTAACTTAGAAGGTTTAAACTATTTTAAAGAAGCGTCGGACAATTGTTTTACTTGCACAGATATTACTTTTAACGAGGATACATTTTTAAATGGCTATTTTCAAAATGAAAAATATTTTTATAAATATAAAAAAACACTTATTGAATTATTTAAAAAAAACTCAGTTTTTGACAATTTTATTGAGCAATTTAATGAAGATTTGCAACTGGCTGATCTTTTAAAAAGAAGTTATTTTATTCATGTTCGTCGCGGAGATTATTTAAAAAATCAAGAGCTTTATTGCATTGATTATGATAAGTACTATTATTTAGCACTTAATTGCATCATAAAAAAAGACCCCGACGCGCATTTTTTTATTTTAAGCGATGACATTGAATATTGCAAAAATTATTCGTTGTTTCAAACCATTAGTAGATCTTATATTGAACTTCCTCCGTTAGAATCAATTTATTTTATGTCACTTTGCAGTAAGGGTGGAATTTGCTGTAATAGCAGTTTTAGTTGGTGGGGGTCTTATTTAAATGAAACTAAAGGAAAAACTGTTTTATTTCCGAGTAAATGGATAAATACTTACTGGAAAAATGACATTTATTATAAAGGTTCTACAATTATTGAAATATAAAATTAATATTTTGCGAAAGTGTAAACGACAAATTAGTAGGTTAAAAATATAAAAAGAGATATTATATTATATATAATAATGTCATTTAGACAATTTGGTGGATTAAATTATTCAGCGAGGAACAATATAATTACAAATCAATATTCTAATAGTGCGCATGTGGGCGTTACTGATACACTTGGGCAACCGAATTCAAAAATAGTCAGCCAAAGTCACATAGACATGAGTGCAAATTCAGTTATGCATATTGGACGACTTTATTTCATGGACGGAACCGTTCAATCCACAGCGGCTTCAAATGCAACAATTGCCACAACATTTCCAGCGGGTATTATCGTTTCCGGTGGAAACATTAGTATTACTTCAACCTCACCAGGTGATATAAATTTTAATAGCAATGGAAGTATTAATAATGTAAATAGTATTACTTCAAATGGTAGAATATCAGCACCAACTTTTAGCGGAAATCTTGTGGGTGGTGCGAAAGGTTCGCTTGTATATCAAAGCGACGCAAACTCAACTGCTTTTTTGGGAATTGGAACATCTGGGCAAGTATTAACTGTTAATTCTGGAACTCCCACATGGACCTCATTGACTTTAAATAAACTTACCACTGAAAGCACTGAAAGTATTAAAAATACACCATCTTCTTCTCAAATTTTGTATCCAGTAATGGCTAATGGCGTTGGTGAATATAAAACGCCGCACATTGATTCAACCAGTTCAACCAATTTTTCTTACGATGTGTCCACAACCACATTAAATGTTGGTGGCGCAGTTATAGCAAATAGTTATTGTGGGAAAGGTGGTGTGGGGACAATACCACAATTTTCTGGTGGATCCGCTGGCTCAATTCCGTATCAATCTGATGAAAACAAAACAAATTATTTAACTGCGCCAGAAAATGATGGATCAGTGTTAGTATATAATAAAACCGGAAAAACTCCTATGTGGGTTGCCGCGGGGTCAGCAACATTTAAGGTTTCTGATGTTTCTTCAGACAGCGCAACTTATTATTTACTTATGTCAACTGATATAGGTGAAGGTAAATATCCATTTATTGATAAAATAAATAGTCCATTTTCTTATACACCATCAAGCGGAACTTTAAACATTCCATCTTCAATTACTTGCAGTTCTACAACTTTTAATTTATTAAATGCAGCTGCAACGACAATTAATTTTGGAGGAGATGCAACCGCCTTAACAATTGGTGCCGCAGGAGGAACTCTAACCATAAATAATCCCACAATAGCGACAATCCAAACATCCGTAGATTTATTAAATACAAACGCAACAACGATAAACTTTGGTGGAGCTGCCGCATCATTAACTGTTGGTGCAATTTCAGGAACATTCACTATAAACAATCCCATAATAGCGACAACCCAAACATCCGTAGAATTATTAAATACAAATGCGGCAACAATCAAATTTGGAGGAACTGCAACCGCATTAACCATTGGCTCAATCGCAGGAACATTAACCATAAACAATCCCAATATAGTAACCAGTCAAACAACAACTGTGGTAAATTTATTAAATACAAATGCAACAACAATAAATTTTGCAGGAGCTGCGACTGCATTAACTGTTGGTGCAACTACTGCAGGAGGAACATTAACAATAAATAATCCTAACATAGTAACTAGTCAAACAACAACCCCAGTAAATTTATTAAATACAAATGCAACTACAATTAACTTTGGAGGAGCCGCGACCGCATTAACTGTTGGTGCAAGTACCACAGGAGGAACCTTAACAATAAACAATCCAAACATAGTAACTAGTCAAACAACAACCCCAGTAAATTTATTAAATACAAATGCAACAACAATTAACTTTGGAGGAGCTGCAACTTCATTAACCGTTGGTACAAGCACAGGAACCTTAACAATAAACAATCCTACAATAGCAACAAGCCAAACAACAACTCCAGTAAATTTATTAAATACAAATGCAACAACAATCAATTTTGGAGGAGCCGCGACCGCATTAACTGTTGGTGCGGAGACAGGAACTCTAACGATAAGAAATCCCACCATAATACCAACCAAAACATCCGTAGATTTATTTAACACCGTAGCAACAACAATAAATTTTGCAGGAGCCGCGACCGCATTAACTGTTGGTGCGGAGACAGGAACTCTAACAATAAATAATCCTACAATAGCGACAAGTCAAACAACAACCCCAATAAATTTATTTAATACAAATGCAACAACAATTAATTTTGGAGGAGCTGCAACTTCATTAACAGTTGGTACAAGCACAGGAACTTTAACCATAAACAATCCAAACATAGTAACTAGTCAAACAACAACCCCAGTAAATTTATTAAATACAAATGCAACAACAATCAATTTTGGAGGAGCTGCAACTTCATTAACCGTTGGTGCGGAGACAGGAACTTTAACGATAAGAAATCCCACCATAATACCAACCAAAACATCCGTAGATTTATTTAACACCGTAGCAGCAACAATAAATTTTGGAGGAGCCGCGACAGCATTAAGCGTTGGTGCGAGCACAGGAACATTAACAATAAATAATCCTAACATAGTAACTAGTCAAACAACAACCCCAATAAATTTATTTAATACAAATGCAACAACAATCAATTTTGGAGGAGCCGCAACTTCATTAACTGTTGGTGCAAGCACAGGAACATTAACAATAAATAATCCTACAATAGCGACAAGTCAAACATTAGTAAATTTACTAAATACAAATGCAACAACAATTAACTTTGGAGGAGCTGCGACCGCTATTAGCATAGGTTCTAACTCAACCTCCGGGCAGGTAACAATTAATAGCACAAAATCTGGAACATCTGCAATTTCAGCAGCCCTCGCGGTATCTGGTGGTATTGGAATTGGAGGATCTTCTTATTTTGCGAATACAAAAGAAGCGTCAACAAGTTCCACAAGTGGTGCTCTTGTAGTAGCTGGTGGAATTGGAGTTGGTGGAATTTCTTATTTTGCTAATACAATTAAGGCATTCTTATATAGTGGTCTTACTCAAACTGCAAACACAGTTACAATACCGCAATTTGCTGGCGGAGCAGCTGGATCAATTCCATATCAAAGTGGTGAAAGTTCTACAACATTTTTGGGAATTGGAACTGCAAATTATGTTCTTACTGTTAATTCTGCGGGAAGATCGCCTGAATGGGTTATTCCTACAATTGCACCGTTTGATGTAAATACTTTAACATTATCATCAGACCCAATTTTATATCCAGTGATGTCTCTTGACACGGGATTTAAACAAACGCCATATATTGATAAAACAACAACTCCATTTTCTTATGCACCATTAAGTGGAACCTTAACAGTTCCATCCGCAATTAGTTGTAATTCTACAACTTTTGATTTACTAAATGCAACAGCAACAACAATCAATTTTGGAGGAGCTGCGACGGCATTAACAGTTGGCGCGAGTACGGGAACTTTAACGATAAGAAATCCCACCATAATACCAACCAAAACATCCGTAGATTTATTTAACACCGTAGCAACAACAATCAATTTTGGAGGAGCTGCGACTGTGATTAGTATAGGTCCTAACTCAAATACCGGACAAGCAACAATTAATAGTACAAAAGCTGGAACATCTGCAACTTCAGCAGCCCTCGTGGTAGCTGGTGGTATTGGAGTTGCTGGAGAATCTTACTTTGGTTCTACAATTAGAGCAAGTAGATACTGCGGATCAAACGCATCAACGGCAATACCACAATTTGCAGGTGGCGCCAAAGGATCAATACCATATCAAACTGATGCAAATTCTACAGATTTTTTGTCACTTGGAACAAGTGGCAACATCCTTACCGTTGGATCAACTGGACTACCCACATGGTCTGCTCCATCTACATCCGCTACAACGGCTACAAATCTTTCTGGAACTACCACATATTCAATTCCATATCAAAGTGCTTCTGCAACTACTAGTTACATTACAAATGGATCAGCCGGTCAAGTCCTTACAGCAACATCTAATGGTGCTCCTTCATGGTCAACAAATTTTGCAGGAAACGCAGCAACAGCAACAACAGCAACAACAGCAACAACAGCAACAACAGCTACAAATCTTTCTGGAACTACCACATATTCAATTCCATATCAAAGTGCTTCTGCAACTACTACTTTTTTGAGCCCTGGAACATCTGGCTATGTTCTTACAACCGGTGGAACAAGTGGTGTTCCGTCTTGGACAAATGCAACCGAAACAAATACAGGAAGCGCAATTGTTAAACGAGATGCAGCCGGAAATTTTTCAGCCGGCACAATAACTGCAAATCTCACTGGAACGGCAACATCGTGCAGTGGAAACGCGGCAACAGCTTCAGCAATTACAACTACTTCTATTAACGATAATACAACTTGTTATTTAGTTATGACAAATACTACAGCAGGAAGTGGAAAAACTTTATACGTTGATGATACGACAGGTGTATTATCGTACAATCCTTCTACGGGGCTTCTGACTTCTACAAGTTTTAATGCATCATCAGATTACCGTATTAAAGAAAACCAAAAAATATTAGACGACGAATTCAATGTGGATAAGCTTAGACCAATTACATACACAAATAAAATTACAAAAAAACAGGATATTGGTTTTATAGCCCACGAAGTCCAAGAGTTGTTTCCATATTTAGTAAAGGGTGAAAAAGATGGTGAACAAATGCAGAGTCTTAACTATATTGGTTTAATTGGTGTTTTAGTAAAAGAAATACAAGAATTGAAAAAACGAGTTAGCTCCTTAGAAAACAAATAAAATACAAATGCAATTTGAAATAGCTCAAGCATAAAAAATTGATTATAAAAACTACTTCTATAATCAATTCAAATAAGACAACGATGAACGAGTTGAAACCAACCCTTACTACCCATAATTCTCACGAGAGAGATAAGAATCTTGTATTTGATGAACCTACTCACAAATACACAATTCTTACTGACCCCGAATCAAACTACACCAGCGTAACAACAATTAACCACAGTCATTTCCCCCACTTTGACGCTGATGCAGTCATCAAAAAAATGATGAAAGGTAGGAATTGGAACCCTGAAAATAAATACTGGGGCCTCACGCCAGAGCAAATCAAAGAACAATGGAAGCAAAATGCGGATTCCGTTTCTGGCGCAGGAACAGACCTACACTTTAATATTGAATGTTTCATGAATCAAGAATTACCCAAAGGATCAACGCATAGAGACCTCTTGGATAATTACGAAGCCTACCTAGCCGCAGGAAATCCGAGTCCAAATGAATCCGAAGAGTGGGACTTTTTCTTGCAATTTGTTAGAGCAACTCCAAGATACAAACCATATCGCACAGAATGGATGATTTACCATGAGGACTTGAAAGTTGCTGGTTCCATAGATATGGTATATGAAAATCCCGATGGAACCCTATCCATTTATGACTGGAAGCGTGCCAAAGAAATATCAAAAGCAAATGGATTCAATGAATTTGCAACAACTCCAGAAATAGACCATTTACCTCACACAAATTTCTGGCATTATTCTCTCCAACTCAATACTTATAAGGCAATTCTTCAGGAAAAATATAGCAAAACCATTACAGATTTGTATCTAGTACGACTTCATCCAAACAATCCGAAAAAGACATTTGACATTATCAAGTGCGCAAATTTGGACAAAGAAATTGCCGATTTATTTGAGCTAAGAAAACGGCAACTACAAAGATAAGAGGGGTCGTAGGGGAAACTCCCCTAAAAATAAACATATTCACCAAAACATTTAAAAGTAGCACAACATATTTATGCAAAGATGAATCAAGAGTTTATAGACAACGTATATTATACACCCACACACGAAGAGCTTTGTTATCTCGCCACGCCACCTCTCCCAATTCCAGACACACCCAATTATGTGGTTGCATTTGCATTCGGTATGTTTTTACTTTTTTGCAATGAAATGATTACAATGACTTGTGGGCAAGGATATAATCTTTTAGATTACCTTGAAAAGAAAACATCTAGTTATGTAAAAGACCAATTGGATTTTTATTTTTATAATGAGAATAATATTACAGAAGAAGAGAACAAGGAAAAAGAAACCGACAACGAAGCCGAGCAAGACGCAACAGACAATTCATTCAAGAAATATGAGGACAAGTATTTGGAAGAATTCAAGAAGCTAGCAGATGACATTGTTTTGACAGAGGAAGAAGTGACCAAAGAGATTGAACATCGCCCCGCTAGTAGGGATCACTTAGAGAAGAAATTGGAATTAGAAAAGGATGAGCTAAAAAAGAAGATGGAAAAGTTTGAATCTCAAATCAAAGATGTAGACGCCAATATGATGGGTGATGCAGAAAATGCTCCCAGAAAATCGGAGATTATTTTAAATCTTAATCGGGCACTGAAAAGACTAAGCGATGACTTGGAAAAGTTGAACGAAACTATTATTACTGAAGAAGATGTAAATACTGCTTCCCGGGAGTTTGTAATCAACGAACGATTAAATGGTTTAAAAAATAATATTATTATGGAGAAAACTCCTCTCGGAAATGTTGTAATGTTTTATAACAACTCAAGGTCATCATTTGAATATTACAGCGACAGCACAATTCCATACAGATATTTAGAGGTTCTAGGCCGAAAATATGTAATCACCTATAATTGCAAGCGAATTTATGTAGACATGTCTAAGGAACTTGAAGAAGCGGAGAAGAAACTCGCAGAGAAGAAGCAAAAAGAGGAGGAGGAAAGGAAAAAACAGGAAGCCAGAGAAAAAGGAAAGAGCAATTCTATCGCGACCGCAGAAGAACCTCAGAAGAAAAATGTATTTGCCAAGTTCAAGACATATAACAAAGATACAAGCATCAAAGCCGCGGCGGTTCCGCTAGATAGACCAGTACCAGCAAAACAAACTGCACCTCAAGAAGAAAAGGTTGTCAAAGAGCGAGCAAATCGTTATTCTTTTGAGGGTAAGCTTGCAAATTTTAGTTTTCTAAAGAAGGTGGATAGAAAAGCGGTGGATAAGCTATATGGATTAAGTTTTGCAGAATTTAAGAAAATGCAAAAAATGCAACAAAATAAATAAAAAATAACCTACCGATAATATAACAATGACATCAAGAAAATATAAAAGATATGGTTCAAATAAGACGCAAAAACGGAGTTTAATTATAGGCGGAGAAGTACAGCCTGTAAAACCAGACGAAAGGCCAAGTTTTTTAAAAACCATCGGAACGGCTGCAAAAGATGCAATTTTAAAAACTACAGATTTTATGGAGGAAAAAGCCGCCAGATTCCTTGGATTTAAAAAAATAAACCCAGAAGAAGATAAATTAGCTACAGAACCTCCGTCAGAAATGTCGCAAAAAGTGTCAGAATTAGCATCAACTGCGTCAAACATTGCATCAGGAATCGCCAATAAGGCAAACCAAGTTGGTGCGATTGTTGTAGAAGAATTAAATAAGAATATTAATGGACCAGTAAAAGAAACCGTATCAACTGCAATTGGAAACACAGTTGAGGCGACGGAACATGTATTGGAGGCTGCAAATGAAAAACTCAATAATCCCGAATTTGTACAAGATGTTGCTGAGGCAGCAAAAAATGCGTCAAACACAGCAGAAATAATGTTGGAAGCCGCAACGCCGGCAATAAATCAAGCTATAGACAAGGCCTCTGAGATTGGAACTAAAGTAGCATCAAAACTTGGAGAATCTGCTGTAAGTATTGCATTGAATACAGCAGAAGCCATTCCTGGTCCAGGCGCACTGATAGGTTTAGCGAGGGACGCTGACAAATTAGCTACAGCTGGAGAGGCGATTATAGAAGCCGGTACAGAAACTGCGACCACATTTGCAGATACTATTAAAAAAGCGGAAGAAGCTATTAAGAAAAAAATGTCAGAAACATCAGCAGTTACGGGTAGAATAACTGATAATATGAATAGGTTTAATCAGGTGGACAAGATATCAAATATATCAAATATATCAAATATATCAAAAAAAATTGGGATGGGAAGTGCTGCAAATAATATAATGAGGGTTGCTTCTAAGGGCGGAAAACCTTCTAGAAAATTCAGAAGAGTGAAAAGAAGGTTATCTAGAAAGCTCCATTTCAAAACTGTTGACCTTTAAAATTCCGATTTTTTACACTTATATTTTCAAATTTCGTTTTCTTATTCTTGATTTAACATATATCTATAATATTTGTGCTTATTAAGATCTTTTACTGGATGATATATATTATTTTTATCTATTTCATTATCCGAATAATATCTATTATAGATTATGTTTAACATTTCGCGAGGGGTGTCATAATTTAAATTATGTCTCTTACATATTGTTGGAAATAAGGCTTCTATAAAGAACAATGTACTATGTTCATTAGCATAATTTCTGATTTTAGATAACAACTGAGATGACATTCTTACACAACACACCATTGTAGACCAATACGGGGGGTCAAATTTAATATCTATGTCTTTCCACATCCACTGATTTTTATCTCCAGTGAACTTTCCTCCTTCGTAACTTTGGCTTAATAAATCAGAGTTTTCGTACGTTGAATCAAGTCTTACTAATGTTTCTTCGTCATAAAAAAACACATCATCCTCCAAAAACCACACTTTATCATATTTTGTATTTATAGTTGAAAAATAATACACTGACTTATCCCAAGATGTTATATCCTTCTTCATCATGATATAATTCATATTAAAAAACCCGTTGCTTTTACAATCTTCATTATTAATTTGGATTATATTTATATTGCTAAAATTAGAATATTGCTCTTTATAGTCTTTACTATTATCATCAACAATTAAATACACATCATATTTTGTAAATTTTGACAAAAAATCAACCCAAACGTCGGATGGTTTATAACAAATCAAACATATACATTTGTCGTTCATTATATACTATAAAAAATATAAAAATATCAGTGTTTAAACATATTAACGTAGAATTCGTCCAATTAGGTTTTTATGGGGTTTGACTTTTTTTCCATGAAAGATAACCAATGCTTTTTACAACATCAAATGAAGTCCCAAGATGTTCTTTTGCGATGTAATATGCGATTCGCTCTTTATCGCCAAGTTGTTCAAGATATTTAATAATAGATTGTCTAACCTCTTCTGGATATTTTTCCAAGTTATCAGGTTGAATCATAGCTAGCGGTTGTTTAATAATAATTAACTAGATTATTATTAAGTCAATTTTTTTCATAAAGTTTAAGCTAACCTGTATAGGTAATGAAACAGAGGATTTTGTTATCATTTATTTTAACTTCGCTTTGATTCATCATTTTTGTTAGACTCGTGTCAATTTTATATCCATTAGATAACAAAAAAGAAAAAAGATCGGGTATTTCATCCTCATACATCAGACAGTTTCCTCTTCCATTGCCTACACCATTACATCCTCGTAATGAAAATAATGCGAGAGCGCAATCTTTATAACCAATTCTATTGCAACAAGGTGTAAAAGGAGATAAAGGCGGCATTTGTAATCGTCTAACAATTTGTCCAAGAGGTCCTTCCGGTGGCAAATTTACGACTATAATATTTTTATAACACTGATTGTATGTATCTAAAAATACTCGCGTTGAAAGCATATAACTTTTTGGATAGTTCATATATTTGAAAACTAAAAAAATTGACTCAAAATTAATCAAAAATAAATGAAAATAAAGTATAACCTCGGCACGCGCTATGAAGCATGACACTCTCGGACAATTTGATAGTTGTGTTGGCATTAATATTAATGATTGTTCCTATATTTATACTGATAATTCTAGAGCCGATAGCAATAAATTTGTAACAACTTTGGAAGAAAAAAACCTCTTTCAAAATATTAACGAAAATTGTGATGACGATGACAATGACGATTCTAACAACATAGTTGCATCTATTTATCGCTACAAATTTACTCAAGAATTTATGGATGAGCTGTATAAATTTTCAAAGGTTCATCAATATGATGACCGAACTGCTTTCAAGGAAGCATGGGAAGAGTGGGTTCAGGATGCGGAAGAATTGATTGAAGCTGAGACAACTAGGCTTCAAGAATTAGGTTATGATGGAGACATTCTAGATAAGATGTTCAAGAGCGCACGATATTATTTCAGAAAGAAGAGCACTGTAAAGCCAGATCCCAAGCCCAGGCGCAAATATATCGGGGTTCAAAAGGAACTTCTAGATATTATGGACTCACACATTTCAAGAGGTTTGGCAAATGATGATTACAAACCATCAGAGGGGTTCAATAACTTTTGTATTAACAATGTTGATTCATTGAAGACAGAAGTTGCGAGATTATTGGAAAACAACATTGATTCTAATGAAATCATGAACAAAATCAAGAAAACTTATAAAAATAGATATTTTATGATAATTAATAAATAAAAACTGTAGACTATAATATAGCATTATAGTTGCAATGTTTATATGTCCAAAAGATCATTTATTTTATTTTTCTCAAACCCATATGGGAAAAAATAGGGAGAAACCAAAAAATCAAGAAAAAGAAGAAAAATATTCAATCTCAATTATTCCGGCCGATTTTTTCTCTCTCAACGAAATAGAGATATCTCAAAGAATATTGGAAATAAAGAATTATTCTCAACATTTTAATCCGATATTGAAGAATTCCTATGTAAATATTGGAGAGATAGATGATGATGGTACTTATAAATGGAAGGAGGGATTTGAAGAGACCCCTGACAAACAAGAGAATTTAATGATAAAAAGGTTAAATATAGAAAACAAACCAACATTTTATCAAGTATTTTACGAAAAAACGAGAGAAACAAGTCCAAGAAAATATGTATTAAATTTAATAAATAGTTATAAAAGTCTATTGGAGACCGCAAAAAAGTTAGAAAGTGCAAAGTTGATAAATTTAGATTTTCATCCTTCAACACTGGTTTATAAAGAAGAATCACCATCCTTTACAGATTTCTCTAGTTTTTTCCACCTTCCAACAATGAACGAAGAGAGAAAAAGCTTTCTATTTAATAAATATAACCCCAAAAATGTGTTTTTTCCCACGGAAGCGCATTTAATTTGTTTTTTAATAGAAAATAAGCAAGAAAGTGTATCTAATTCAAATATTGAAGAAATAGTGAGAGAAACTGGGGAGCGGGTCGGGTCTTTAAATAGTTTTTCAAAAGATTTTATAGAACAATATAAAGAAAATACCCGTTTCTCTCTACAATCTTTTATAAACAAGCCTAAACAAGTAATAATCCAGGAGATTCTTCTTAAAAGTCCAACTTGGAACTGTTATGGATTAAGCATTATTTTTATCGTTTTATTGAGAGATATCTTCGGCCCTTTATCCCCCGAAAATAAATTTATTTCTCAGTTCTCTCAACTTTTGACTCAAAATATTCATCCGTTACCAGATAAAAGGCCTACACCAATGCAAAACATATCATTATTCAATGATATATTGTATAATACGGATAAACAAGAGTTTTTAAATTTATTTGCGAGCCTTTCTGGTCTTCTTTGACTTCTTTCCGGCCTTCTTGCTCTTCTTTGAAGTTTTTCCACTCTTCTTGCTCTTCTTGCTCTTCTTGCTTCTAGACTTTCCACCCATAGTAGGAGTAGACTCTGTGGTCTCCTCATCAAGAGGAGTTGTAGTGGAAACATCCATCGCATCATCCTCAATTGGGGTATCGGAAACATCCATTTCATCGTCGTCTGCTTGACCTCCCTTCTTAGAACTATTCTTCTTCATCTTAGCATCCATCATAGCTTGCTTATAAGAGTAATCCTTGTCTTTCTTGCGACCTTCGCCAAAGGTCTTTTTCACTAATGTTATCCACGCGTTTGCCATTGTTATATATTTTAATGAGAAAAGATTATAAACTCACTAAATAAAAATTGATTTACTTTATTTCATTTTTAAGAAATGAAATCAACTAAAGTAATCCATTTCCTATAATTAAAATAAAATGGGACAACATTGCACAAATCAAACCTCAATTATTCCAATGAATGACCAAGAGAAAATTCCAAAAATTATATTTACGCGGTATCTTTATGTTAAAGATGAAGTAAAATTGGCTCTCGTTACTTCTCTCCTTGATAAAAAAGAAAAAGCAGTATTTTGGGCTTATGAATTGTATTACTCCGGATTTGAAGTTGAATTATTTAATCATCTCTGGAAAATATATTTTGACTTTTACTATACTTTAAACCCATCATTTTATGACTACTTTGTAAAAAAACAAAAAGAATGGAGAAAAATATCAAAAGGCCCAGAAAAAGATAAAATTGTTAATATGATTGTTAGCGATTTATTAATGCGTCCTTATAATTTGGACACCTTCTTGCTAAGGCAAATTGTAACTAATTTTGATATTAATCTAAAAGAACCATCGCACATCATAGTTGATCACATTGAATTCATAAATATCGCTCAACTTAACATGTTGTTTATTGATAAAAATTACATAGATATTGCTGAATTTGTTCTTCATCAATGTAAAGAACAATACTTGGAAGAATTATTGACATTTGTTTCAAGTTATTTCAATTCGTTAACTTCCAAAAAACTTATTGATCATAAAATAAATAAAAATTTACACACAGTAAAAACTGAAAAAAGACACATGATACTTGCATATATTATGCATCAATTTACAATTATGGATGATCTTAAAATGGGTAAAAAAATATATGTCATAGTTGAGAAAAAAGACATTATACCATTTGAAACAATTTATTCTGATTACGATAGCAGCTTTTATCCATATAAAATTCTTCCAATCGTTTATTTGCACGGAATTGACGAAGACAATTACTTGAGTCTATTTAAGCTGCAAAGAAATGCAATTAATTTGAACAATGCATATTTTAGACACTGGGAATATTATGCGGCATATTCTCCCGTCTGGTATGAACGCATTAAAACATACAAGGGAACCATTAATCATGAAGAAAAGAAGATTGATTTTCCAAACGACGATTTATTTGAAGAATTCTATGACGCCTATAATTATGAAACAGATGAGCAGAAAACAGAGACTATAAATAAAAGTATAAAAAATATTGTAAAGGAGAGAACATGGAGTCAGTTTTATAAACAGCATAAAACAAATGGATTATTTGTTCCTGATACCGAGTTCCTAGAAGAACTAGATGAAATTGAATACTAAAATAAAAATTGAAATATTGTTATGTTTATTATAAACATAAAAATAATAATAACAATGGACAATTCCGACAATGATTCAGTTTGCAAAGTATTTCCTCTAAGTATTGACGAAAGCAAAATGAACGAATATTTTATTTTATCAAACACAAAATTAGAAGAAGTTCCTGAACAGCATAGAATAGCGTATAGACTAGCAATGGACAGTCTAAAATCCAATGAATGTAACGAACCATATGAGAGATTGTTATCTTCACTTTTGGGATTAGTTAACGTTGAAGAAAAACATGGTTGGGACGGCGTTGACAATTTGGAAAATACAAAAGATGTTTATGAATATAAACCGAGTTCAAAAAAAAATGCACCGTCCGGAACAATAAACGATGATAGCATTTCAAAAATAGAAAAGTGTGAAAATTTGCCCAATGATGGAAAAAGCGGATGGATGATTCTTGCTGGGATTGATAAGGAAAAATTTAATTTCAAAGTAATTTATAAATTTCCAATCCACATTTACAACGCAGATAGAAGACAGTATCTTCAAAATATGATTGAAAAAAATAAAACAAAAGAAAAACAGACTAGAATAACATATCCTATAACTGTAACCAAATCCATTAAACTGTGCAATCAATTTAGTGTTCCTTATTACGTTTGGACAAAAAATGCATCGTTTTAAATGTTAAAAGGTGTAAAGGTAGTTAACAAACTTTAATAGATTGACAATCCTCGGGAATGAAAACTTGACCCGGTTTGCTTGTTTTCTGAATATTTTTCACTCGTGTAAATAAAATAGGCAATTTTTTTTCCGAGGGGTACGAGTTCTTCTTGCACAAAACAACGCCTTGACTCACAATATATTTTATGTCACTTCTATTTATATCATCTGGTACTGTCGCAATAACATGGCATGAAGGTTTGTTATTAACATGAAACCAAATGTCATTTGGTCCAGCGGCATCAATAATTGCATCATTATCTGATGCATTTTGACCAATAGTATATGTCACTTCACACTTAAGACTTGGAATATAAATAACTTGGGTCTTCATTTTGGATATATGTTGCGCGTTAAAATATATAGAGAATTAATAATCAATTTTTATTTTCACAATAGTAAATAAAAATTGAAATTGAAATTATCTTAAATAATACAAGTAAACAAAAAAGACAATGGTGAAAAACACAAAAGGTGGTTCGGGACACAAATCCCAGGCTCGCAAATACGAGACTTCTGGAAAGCAATCTAATTTTAAGACAAGATTTTCAGAGGATGAGTTTGAATATTATGCACAAGTCGTTGCCATGTTAGGCAATGGGATGTGTCATGTTATGTGTAAAGATGGAAAAAAGAGGCTTTGTATTATTCGCGGAAAGTTTCGCGGAAGAGGAAAGCGTGACAATACACTGTCAAATGGAAAGTGGGTTCTTGTCGGTGGTCGCGATTTTGAAGCCGAGAAAACTGGTGAAGGAAAAAACTTGGAAAAATGCGACCTATTGGAGGTCTATAGTGATCTAGACAAGGAGCGATTAAAGTCTCTTGGTGGATTTAATGAATTTATTACAAGAGACAATACATTTATTGCCGTTTCTGGTGGCTCTACAGAGAATGATTTTGAGTTTTCAGATAATGCCGGAGAAGACGAGTACAATAGCTTGATGAGTGAGCTTAAACCCAAGCAAATTTCGCTTGCATCTATCCAAGATGAAGCCGAATGCGAGGAGGATGAGATTGATGTGGATGACATCTAATCTACCTCGTCTGAAAGAGAACTAATAGTAGAGTCATCTTCATTAGAATGATCGTCTATTTCCATTAAATCCGGAAAATCTTCAACCCCTATTATTTCTACTATTTCATCGGCTTCAATATGCCTTGTATTTTTTTCCATAGAATCAAATTTATAACGGCACACGGGACATTCACTGCTTTCTTCGGTTAACCACTGCATGATGGGTTCAACACAGAAACAATGATTGCACGGTAATTGTATAATATCGTCATCATCATTAAATTTTTCCATAGATATAGAACACTTATCGTGTATTTCTCTGTCTTTTGCATCTGTAAATTTAATTGGAAATAATCTATTTTTTACTTCTTCAGTAATAACATGTTTAATAGGATTTCTATCATATAAACTTTCATGCAAAACGGATTGAGAATTTGGTGCAGAATTTCCTGTATAATCATTATAAAAAGGAAAAATGGGAAATAATGGCGGAACATCATCGTAATTGTCATTTTCATTCAGAATTTCATTCTGAATTCCATTTTGAATATTATTAATGATATTATTAAAAAGGGTGTTTTCGTTATAGTTATTGTAGATATAAGTATTATTAAACATGTTTCCATTATCATTATTATTTAAAATCTGGTTGTTCATATTTATCATATCAGTTAAAAGCATTTGAAAAAGCTCGTTATTAGACAAGTCCATATATTTATTGTATATAATATGTTTAAGTAAAAACTAAAACACATTATAGTCACATTTTACCCCAAAATTGATTGTTTTTGTGCTATCTCCCGCAAATATATATAACACCTTTTTTAGTTGTATTTTCCATACAAAGTCGGCGAACAGAAACTACGAATTGCTGTTAGGAGATAATACTACATATGACTACATCTTTAAATCATATATTTAAAACATATATGATATTTAACATTATGTCGCAAGAACTTAGAGGCAACCTGACTATATAGTGTATACCAGGTTTTAAACCACACGACAAAATGAGAAATATGTTCAAGAGCGAAAGGCGTCCTAGACAATACTCTAATCGGGATATAGATAGAGGCCAAAATAGGTCTAACAATTTTAGAGGGTTCAATGAAAAGAAAAAGGCTGAAGTAAATCTAACTGAAGCAGATTTTCCGGAGCTTTTTGCAAAGGATAATTCTGCTACTACAGATGATTGCGAGCTAAATTATAAGGAAGCATATCTAAAGGAAGTTATAGACGAGATTCCAGAAGATGAACCACTACCTCAAGGTTGGACGAGATATAGGGTAAAAAATGGGGATTTAATTGTAGACGGCGAATCTATTGAAGAAGAAGAATATACAGCGGAAGAATATCATTATGATGCAACCCAAATTTTCAGAACTCTAATAAAGAGATGGAATGATTATAAAGAAGAATACGACGAGTTGCACGGAGATGGAGCTTATGATAGAGTTTATAAAATGCCACAGTACGAATCATTTGAGGAAGAGGAATACGATGAATGGGAATATTAGTCGAATTATTTTGTGCCGTTAAAAATTGTATTAAATTATATAGACCATTAGTAGTATAATTTAATATGGATGTTGAAGATTCTCAAATAGAATTAGATACAAAATGGATAGATGAATTTGAATCTTTAGATGAAGATTACAAAGCATTTTATACAGAGGATGTTACATACATTAAATTTAATTATATTTATGTCAATAAAGAAAGTGATATAGAAAAAATAAAGGAAGAAACGATTCTTTTAAAAGAGCCAAATTATATTTCAAGGGAAGAGATAATTGGAATACTTAAAAAGAATTGTAAACCTTCAGAAAAAACATACACCGTTTTATCAATATTAAGATACAACATTGATGTTGAACCGACTGAAATATATCATTTTTTAAAAACCAATCAAGGCGACGATCCATTTTTGAAATCAATAAAAAACATAGATGCAATACCTTTGGAAAAATCCATTTCCATGTTCCAAGATTTGAATGAGATTGTGATAATTTTTTATGAAAAAACCGAGGATACAAAAATGACACCTACAAGAGCACTATCTCAAACAAAACGGATATATCTTAAGACCATAAGGGGGTCCAAAAAAAGAACATATCGCAAAACAACTTAAAGACGCCCCACAATATTAAGTAACCATGGCAGCACTCGTAAACGCTCTTGACTCTTATACGCCAAAGCAGGTCGGTGAGAAGGGACACGCAGAATATTCTTGGTCCAGCGACCTTCAGGAGAAAATCCTTCAGCTGAGCTTTCAGTTCACTCGGTGTGACCCGATCGCTATTGAGTCTCACGCTGACACGCTCTGGAACCTCTTGCGTAATCTCACGGCAACTAAGGATATTTCCAGAGAAAAGTTTGTAGAGTTAATGACGGTAGCATATAAAATGGTTGGTCACACTCGTGACATTATTGACGGAAAGGGGGAGTATTCCCTTGCATATATGCAGGTTCTGGTTTGGAATGAGTTTTATCCAGAGCTTGCTCGTTTTGTTCTTACCAAGTTTGTCTCATCAGACGGCCATCCTTATGGTTCTTGGAAGGATATCAAGTATTTCTGCAACTACTGCAGATCCAAGAAGATTCCGGTTTCCGATCCTTTGTTGCAGCACGCATTCCAGCTTCTGCTTGGCCAGCTTCGCCTGGATGCTAGTTCCGAGAAGAAGTCGCTTGCTGCCAAGTGGGTTCCTCGCGCCAAGTCTCACCGATTTGGCTGGATTTTCAATGAGCTCGCCGTTGTGTATTTCAAGGAGTATATTGAGACTGCAAAGACAAATGTTCAGATTGACCGGGCTGTCAACAAGGCCAAGATGGACTTCCGCAAGCTCCTTGCTAATCTGAATCGCGCTCTTGACACCACTCAGATTCACCAGTGCGATGGAACTTGGTCTCAGATTGATCACGCAAAGACGACCTCTATTACCATCTCTAAGCAGAAGACGGCTTTTCTGAACAAGAAGAAGGATGGCACTCAGCGTTCTGAGAATGAGGACCGGATTCAGTGTGCTGAAAACTTCACTGCTCGCATCAAGAAGGCTGCTGCCGGCGAGGTGGAGATGAAGGGTAAGCGTGTTGGTCTCAATAGCTTCACTGTTCAGGCTCGTGACCTCATCTTTAAAAGGCCCTCGGACGATGTCCAAATTGAGATTGACCTTCTCAACGCACAATGGCGTGATAACTCTACTCAAACTGGCGCACTTGGTCCTATGGTGGCAATGTTGGACTTTTCTGGATCCATGGACGGCGACCCTCGTGATGTCGCAATGGCTCTCGGCTGCCGTGTCGCTGAGAAGTCTATTCTTGGTAAGCGAGTCCTGTCTTTCAGCACCAATCCTACTTGGCATAATCTTGATGGCTGTGACAACTTTGTGGACATGATTCGCGTTCTCCAGAAGGGTGAGGTCGGTTACTCCACCAACTTCTACGGAGCCTTTGACCGCATTCTTGACGCCATTGTTGAGAAGAAGCTTACGCCTGATCAGGTTGAGGGTATGATTCTCGCCATCTTCTCGGACATGCAGATTGATGACCCTAATGTTGGCGCGCCCAAGAATATGGAGACATTCTATGAGACCATGGAGCGCAAGTATGCTGAGACTGGCGAGAGGCTTTGGGGCACTCCTTTCAAGCCTCCTCACATCCTCTTCTGGAACCTAAGGTCCACCAGCGGCTTCCCATGCCTTTCCTCCCAAAAGAATGTCAGCATGATGTCTGGGTTTAGTCCCGCTCTTCTCAATCTCTTCTGTGAGAAGGGTTTGGACGCTCTTCAGGGATGCACTCCTTGGTCCGTCCTTGTGGAGCAGATGAACAAGCCAAGGTATCAGTGCTTGGAGGATAAGGTCAGAGAGGTCCTGGCTTAGAAAAAATTTGACACTTACCTCGTTTTAACCTTTTCAAAGGTGGTTAATGAGTAAAATTATGCATTTTAATAAAACGCATAATTTATATGCAAGAAGTAGAAGCCATAAAAAAAATGGCAGTAGCAGTTTTAACCAGAGGTTATCAAAGTTTGCAACAATACAACACTCTTATAAAACGCAACATTTCAATTGCTAATAATTTAGGATCTCTCCAAGGAATTGATATACTCATATTTCATGAGGGAAATATTTTAGAACCTCATCAGAAATATATATCACAATTTACACCACAACTAAATTTAAAATTTATATGCATTAAAGAACACGCATTCAAAGATGAAAAAAAAGAAATATCATTCTTTGAACCAACAAAGGCATTTGGTTTAAATTATAGACATATGTGCTCTTTTTGGTTCGTAGACTTTTGGAACTTTGTCAATGATTATGACTTTATTTTGCGCATTGACGAAGACTGTATAATTGAATTTAATATTCCAGAATTGTTTTATCATCTTCAAAATAAAACCGCCATATATGGAACTTGGACAAGAGATCACGATTTTGTTACATACAGATTAAACAAATTTACTGAACAATTTATAAAAGAAAACCTGCAAACATCAGCGTCAATTATACCACACAGACCATCAGGACCATACACAAATGTATTTGGGCTAAATCTTGCTCGTTTAAGAATAAACACGCTTGCGCAAAAATACATTGAGAAGGTGAAAAGCTTGGATTATATTTACATTTTTAGATGGGGGGATTTACCATTATGGGGAGAATTGCTATTCTATCTTTGCGATCCAAATAATTACATGAAATATGATAAAATCAAATACTTTCACGGTAGTCACAACTTTCATGTGGGTGGAGACCCTAATAAAATAAACTTTAAAAGAATGTTACTCTAAGATAACCTATCCAACACTTGAATCTTTGTATAGGGAATCTTATACAGAATGCTACACCACTGGCTAAACCCAGAACCCCAATTATAAGGTGAGAAACTAATAATTTGAAATGCATTTGACATAAGATAGAAGTCTAATAATGTCTCCATAACAGCATCGTCGTCTGAATTCGCAGATTCACCCAAATGTGTAATCTTTGTAAGTTGAATTACTACTTGTGGGAACATCTTTTTCAAAATCAACTTTATTTGATTATTGTCACTTAAAATCAAGTACCTTGTCCCTTCTTTCATATTTTTTGATAATATACCAACTATTTTTTTAACAACAAATGAATTTAAACTACCATTATTTATCAAATATTTATCACCGCTTCTAATGTGAATCACTGCAAATCTTTTTGGAATAAGTTCTAGATGCGTTAGCCGCTCTTTTATAGCAGTTTGCATCATTTTATTAGGTAATAATTTGCTTAGAATAAATTTGCGACCCACATCTTGCACATCAAATATTGGAAAACTATGACAAAATGTAAAGAAATTCTCAGATAAACCCATAGAGTTCAAGTTTTTCACAAACTCAATAAAGAAATTAATAGAATTTTTACTATATGTTGTAGAATTTATGGGAACATAATTTGTGTTTTCATACCGAGAAACTTCTGCATAATTTATATTATATTTTCTCTCTGACTCGGATTCGTTTTGAATCAAGTATTTTGACATGGGGTGATTTTTTAAATCCATGTCAAAACTCAACCCCAACATTGCGCATATCTGCATAAGACAAAAACAACCGCGAATATAATCTCCTAGACCTTGAGCAACACTATTCTTATATTTTAATTGATAAACATTAATAATCCTCTTAAGATTCTTATTATTAAAATCTTTTGAAATGGCCGTAATTGATTGCATAATATTTATATTGTTAGAATAAAAATTGACACATAAATCTCAATAATAATGTTGTATTAAACAATGACTACAATAGCTTCAACAAGATTCAATGCAAAAACTTGGCAAGAGAATTGTTCACATCGCGAGCGAGAGAAATTTCCTGGCTGTATTTACTGTGCACCAACACCATTATCTCAAAAAATCCAAGCAAACTCTATCGTATTTGTAGTAGAAATGAACAATAGTCGCAACAAAATAGAGGGGATTGGTGTGATAAAAAATATTCCAAACTACAATTTTACTAGGCGCGACCGTTTTTATGAAGATTCAAATTACAACGCTTATGTTTATAAGGGTGGGTACAGACTCGGCCGAAATGAATTGAAGCAATCTAATTCCAGAATCGTAAAAGCATTGGACAACATTCTTTTCAAAGGAAAAAGCCATTTAAAAAGAGGTTCTGGAATTAAGACAATTCCAGAAAAACTTTTGAAACATGATTTGTTTGCAGGGATGAATCTAGAAAAAGAATTAAAGGATATATTTGTAACTCATTTTCAAAAGGAAATCGCTGAAAAAAAGGAACTAAAAAAAGAGCACCATGACCAACAAAATGTCCCGATTTCAATATAAAATAATAATATAGAATATATACATGCCACAAGTTGACACGAATATTGAAAATTATACCGTTTCTGAATTACTAACTATTCTTGATTTAGATAATCCTGACGCAGAACAAATTACCGAAAAAACGAATGAGTATATTGAAAAGTTCACAAAAGAAAAAAATCCAGACATGGTAAATTTTTTTCGCGACATGAAAGCAGAACTTCTCAATTATGCAGAAGAATTGTACAATGAAGAAGACCCTATTACTGCAGAATTGGGTCCGGCAAGGGAACAAAGCGATAATTGGTATAAGAATGAAGCTTTAAATCAAAAAGACAGTGTTCAGAAAAACAAAATAACTGAAAGAAAACAAAAAATTAATGTTTTCAACAATGATCATTTTCCAATGAAGAGAGAACATCTTGGTGTTTCTGATACATTTAATATTCCAGTTGCACAGGATGTATTAAATCCCAATTTAAAAAATACTACATCGCGCATTATTGTTCTAGACAGTCAATATAGACAATCTACAAGTCCAACTGAAACTGCGAGTGATTACACACTAGAATTGTCTGAACCATTATTAAATGTTCTTTCTCTCAGGTTATATTCATTTTCCATTCCATATACGTGGTACACAATTGATAAATTATATGGAAATACCTGTTTTTGGTTAACTTTTGTAGATGATGCCAATGTGCCAATTATAAGCGTTAAAATATCAATTGAATCTGGGAACTATACAAATGCGACTATGGTTTCAACTTTAACTGAAAGATTGAACGCTGCTGGAATAAATACATCCACAATTAGCCCAATAGCTGCAATTCCTGTAACGCCCACGGTTCCTGTTTATATTAGCCCAATAAGCGGAAAGTTGATTTTAAATTTATATGGAGCAACATATAGTGGCTTAACAGTAAACGAGAAAACTATAATAACATTTTTTGATGTAACATCTGACCTATCTTGCAATTTTCAATGCGCTTCAACAATGGCCATAAATCAGACTCTTGGTTGGGTTCTTGGCTACAGGGTTCCATTTGAAAATATAAAAAAAAATGGAAATCCAGCAATTGCAATTCTTGAATTATATGGCCCAAAATACTTTATATTAGTTATTGATGACCTCAATCAAAATCATATTAATAACGGATTAATTGGTATAACTGAGACATCAAAAGCATTAAAGTTGCCAAGTTATTATTCTCCAGATCTTCCTTATATATGCGTTCCAGCGAACCCAAACGGTTCAAATGTGTTTGCAAATACTACAAGATTAGCAAACGACGAAGATGCTGGAACTTTAATTATGGATAAACTAAACGCTAGTTATTCAGCGTCGCCGCGTGTATTACCAAGCGCCCCAAGAACGCTCACACAGTCCCAGTTATACACTATCAATGAAATTATTAAAAACAATGAGAAAACATATAATTACAAACTAAAATCTCCGGTAGTTTCTGATACATTTGCAATACTTCCTATTAAATTGGGTAATATGAAAACAGGAGATGTGAATGTTGAATTTGGTGGTTCTATGCAAGATAACAAGCGTATTTATTTTGGTCCCGTTAACATAAGTCGGCTAAGAATAAAATTATTGGATGATAGAGGGAATGTTGTGAATTTAAATGGTTGTGACTGGTGCGTGACAATTATTAGTGAAAACTTGTATCAGTATTAACAAAACAAAATAAAGAAAGTTTTTATATCATCTTTATATAACAGCAACATGGATATATTAGGTTTTATTACAAGAACAGTTGACTACATTGGTTATTTAGGTCCATTTTTATTATTATCAGCAACTATAATCTTATTGAGAACTAAAGCGACCCTATTATCAGTTTATGTGGTTGGATATGTGTTAAATTTGATAATAAATATAATATTAAAAGAGCTAATAAAACAACCCAGACCATCCGAAGACCTAAGCATATTCAATGCGTCGGTTGCGCATGGAAAACGAATAAGTTTTGATAGATACGGAATGCCGTCTGGGCATGCAACAAGCGTCTTTTATTCTACAGTGTTTATATTTTTAGCATTAAAGAGTCCGGTTATCTCTATAATCTACTTATTACTAGCCATAAATACTGGATATCAACGCATCAAATATAAAAATCACACATTAACACAGGTAATATGCGGAGCTATAATTGGTACAATTGCTGCTTATCTCGCTTATTTATACGCCACTAAAAAATTAGCTGGGTTATTAAGATATAAAAAGGACGATAACGCTCCTATATAAATAGAAGAAGCTTACAATGAATAAGCACTGGTACTATTTGCACAATCCAAGAAATGGCCGAGATAATAGCTATGATCGTCAGTATTTGTTTGCGACAAGCGATATTGGTCGGCGCACTCGGGGTCCTCACACTCCGCCGAACTACATTCCTTCAATTTTCCCATTTTATCTTCAAAAATCTCCCTACATGAATGTAGGTAACCCACATCCCGCGGCGGAATATGCGGAACCATGTCTCTATCGTGTGTAAAACGATACAACGATTTCATTATTTTATTTACAAACTCCGCATATTTATTATTACCTATCCTAGGTTGTCCATAATTATATACTTCATTATATATATCCACTGCAGTTAATTCCATTCCCATTAACTGCGCAACGGCTGCACCCAACGAATGACCTGTTACTATAACCGTTTTATATCCCGTTTCTCTCGTTAAGTTTGAAACTGCATATATTGTTTCGTCTTTCAAGTTTTCTGTCGCCTTGTAAAACCCGGTATGAACTGAACATTCACACTCTGGATAGGTATCATAATCTCTCCTTATTATCTCAAAATCTGCTCGCCAATTTAATCTTGATGATGAACCCCGAAATACTACATACATCATGCGCGTTGATTTCAACAATCCTATGTAACCCTGCAAATCTGTCTCTTCGTCGTATAAAACATTTGTCACTTGAAAATTTGTCGCCGGACCACCCAACTGCATTGTCTTGTAATTTTCCATTCCGCAATAAGACGCACCACTTAACCAAACAGCAGTATTTGCTATGTTTAAATCCCAAATTGCCGCTGCAAACGCTGTCATTGTCGCAATTATTGTATGAAACAAATACTTCATATAATAGTTATGCAGATTTTAATGTCCCATCAGCTTATTCTTTTTTTTCAAAGACTTTTTATGAGCCTTATCTGCCTTTTTCTTTACTGCAGGAGGTGATATCTTGTATAAATATTCATTGATTTTATCAAAATCAATATTCTCGTTTTGTTCAATATTAAACGCGGATGGAGGTAATAATGGATACATTGTACTCGGGGTTCCAATCTTGTCAGTAAATTCAGCTACCGTTTCGCATATGGCAGAGTCTTTATTTAAGTTAGCTTTCTCTTTATTTGTATACTTGTTGAACAAGTATGATACTGGAACATCCACCACAAAGTCCTTTGTTGGAACAATTTTTAACCATTTATCAAGCCTCGCGGTTATTAATAGTTTTGATATCTCTCTATCAGCTTGAAAATAATTGCCTCTATAAATTTCATACATTCTCTCCCCGTTTACTAGTCGTTTAACATAATCGCTTGTAACCACGGCATTTGTTTTTATAAAATTATCTATTATTCCGGCAATACTAGAGGAATTAAAATTTGCACCATTTCCTCCTTGAAATAATTCATTTAACCTTAAAAACAATTCGCATTCTGGATTTGACCGCAAACTGTATTTTAAACACATTCTTGATGATAAAACCATGAGAGAAAGAAAACGCCTAGGACCTATTTTACCATCTTCATTAGGAACAGTTGGATTCTGGAAATTTTGGGCTACATCATATAAAAGTGTTCTATCAAGTCTTCCCGTCTTTTGTTGTAAAGTTTGTTGCAACGCTAAAACTAAAGGAGAAATTGCAGAATTTTCAAAAAATTCTGTTAATAGAATATAATTCTCCAAATTTGAAGATTCTGGATAGTCTAATATTTTTTCAGTCATATTTATTGCGTTTCTTCCCATTCTAATCTCATCCTCCGTTGCGGCTCTTCCTTTATTTTTTAAAGTTCGTTTAACACGTTCTATAAAACCTACAAGTCTTTGCCCCACATCTGTTTGCACGATTGATGGAGGTACTGGTCCCGGTTGCTTCAAAATAGGATTTGGAATTTGTGTCCCAGAAAAAGTTACAATTCTCCCTTGAGCAACTGGTGGAGGAACCGCCTGACCTCCTATTCCCCTTAAGGCTTGTGTCATTCCTCCTTGGTATCTTCTCGTTTTATGGTTTTTGTAGTTTATTTTTTTTGTTAAAGTCATACTAATATATGAAAATAAAAAAATAAACCGAATTGGTCACATTATTTAACACGATAATATAAAAATAATTGATACCCTTCTTTAAATGACCATTTTAACGGTGTTCCGTCTGTATTAGTTGAACCTTCAAATTCCCACTTTTTATCCTCATTTATTGTATCCTTCCATTTCATCGGGACCAATCTGTGAAAACTCATTCCATCATATCCCATTTCTTCCCCCTCGCATGTTATAGTTGCACAGAAATGTTGTTGGGATGTGTCTCTTATAACACAACTATCCAACTTGTATTCAGCTCCTAACACTGCAAAATTCTCAGGCTTTTCAATCTTTTTTGATTCATCATCAAAAATTTCTAATATAATAATGTGTGGCTTATGTTGTAACTTGCTTAGTTCAGGCTCTACACGACTTCTCCAATCTGTTTTTAATTGCGAAATAAACAAAAACTGCAATGAATGCTCATCTAAATATGTTATAATACTTCCATAATACCTTATCGGATTGCTAGCAGCATCAACACCAACCACATAAGGATATACTTTGTGATATTTGTCTGGTATACTTTCATATATTTGTTTAATAATACTATTTGTATTCAATTCATATGCATATTTTGATCCGGTTAATGCAGACTCAACAGCAAAATTGAGGAGAGCGAATGCATCGGCGAGTTTTTCAGGGATTGGTGTGCCATTTGCCTGTTTACTTTCTATCATTAATTCGCGAAAATAATGAAAAAATTTGCGGCCTTTATCGCTAATAAAAAGCGTTGCAAACATTGTATTAAACCAACAATTTGATTGTATCTGAATCGGAGGAATTATTATATCTGGATTTATGTGCTTATTTGCTGAGAGATTATGTAATAAAAATTTTTTAGCTTCTGGGGTTGAATACTTGTGACAATTATTGCCATAATAAGCGCCTGGAATTGCTATTTTTAATGGTTCTTCTAATTTAAACGCACGAGAATTATTACAGTCTGATATTTTCTCTCGTGGAATTGATTTTAAAGTCACTAAATCTTGGTTAATTGTTGGTGCATAAGAAGATGCTTTACCAAATCCCATAACATGATTCTGTATTGGGTTCTCAATGCCATGTGCAGTATTTGGATGCTTTAATGATTTTGCTATTACCAAACTAGCGCGTTCAATATCCCTGGGCGTTCTACTCTTAAAAACACGGGTTTTGTTATGTCTTTTTGTTACCTTTGGTTTTGTCTTATTACTGCGACCTCTTTTGTTTACTTTTCTTCTTATTATTTTTATTTTTATTGTTTTATTCTTCATATATTTCGCATAGAGAAAAATAATATTGTTGTAATTTATGGGCGCTGGAATATTACCAACTTGCATACATAAAAACAAATTATACTTTTTATTCGGAAAAGAGCATGAATATTGCGATACACCTGGATGGAGCGATTTTGGTGGAGGAACTGATGATTCTGAAACTTATATTCAAACCGCAATTCGTGAAGGTGGAGAAGAATTAACTGGATTTTTAGGAAGCGATGCGGATTTGTCTAAAATGTTAAAGAGAAACGGAACATACAATATTGATTACAAAAGCTCCGGTCACACAAATTACCGCATGCACATCTTTAAAATGGATTATGATGAAGCATTACCTTATTATTATAACAACAATCAAAGATTTCTTCAGAAGCGTCTGGATGTAGCTATTATTAAACGAACGAAAATCTTTGAAAAGGCCGAAATTAGATGGATATGTGTGGATGATATCAAGAAAATGCGCAAGGAATTTCGCAGCTATTTTCAAGACATTGTTGATATGATTTGCGAACAACAATCCAAAATTCGCAGTTTCATCTCAAAATCCAAGAAAAATGCAACCAGAAAAATTAAGCATTAAAATCAACACATTAAAATCAACACATTAAAATCAACACATTAAAATCAACACATTAAAATCAACACATTAAAATCAACACATTAAAATCAACACATTAAAATCAACACATTAAAATATAATATCCCTAAAATAATAATATTAATAATAAATAAATATAAGATAAGATGAAAATGATGTCCATGTCTTTAAATTATTCTGTCAGTTATATGATGATTACCGGGTTTTTAACAAACTATTTTATTATGTCAAATGTTATGACAAATGATGTCGCAAATATTACAAATAATTTGAGCAAAATATATATATCGCTTGTTATGGCGTTTATTATGGGCATTTTAGAGGTCCTAATGTATGACATGCACAATCAAAGTGTTAGCTTGAAATATTATATACCATTATTTTTATTTTTTGGTCTTTCATTATGGCTCTATAGAAAACAAATTGCAGTTAATGAAGCCAACTATTTGAGAGAAATGATTGAACATCATGATATGGCGTTATTTACTAGTAAAAATTTGCTTGACAAACCTTTAATCTCTCCTAAGGTCCGAGATTTTGCTAAGAAAATTGTAAACACACAAACGAAAGAAATTGATGAAATGAAACAGCTTATTCAACAACATGATACTAATACCAATAACAATACCAATTAAAGAGCAAAAATAAAATAATATCGGATTTATATATGTATATTCAAACACATATAAATCAACATATATTTAAAACAAAAGTTTTAAGAACTGCGAGAGAAGTCACGATTGGAATGATGGGCAAAAAATTTACTGGCGAATTTAATGCATTATTGTTTGTTATGAATAAACCTGAATCCGCATTCTGGATGAAAAATTGCATAGTTCCCTTGGATGTTATTTTCATTCATTCTGGAAAAATAACAAAAATACATCACAATTGCCCACCCTGTAAGACAGAAGAGTGCAAGCATTATCCTGGAACTGGAGAATTAGTTATTGAAATGCCCGGCGGAACTTGCAAAGCGTTGAATATTAAACGCGGTGCAAAAGTAGATTTTACAACTAAAAAGTAAATTTAATTACAATAACTATGTCAACTGATCATGAGAAGCCTGCAGGTTTCCATGCCCAAAAAGTTTTTATAAGAAACAATATAGTTTTCTTATAAAAACATCAAAACATTCTTTTTAACACTTGACGAGTAATTTAATTAGTTTTCTAAGAAGGACGCGTCTTGGAGAAGTAAAAGAGTCTGTAAACCTGGGGTTCCCTTCTATTACTAAGAATAAATTTAGAAAAGTTTTGCAAAAATTCTGTTTACTTTTGCATTATCATGAGATTCCTTTTTGGGTTCATCAACAACTTTAGGTGAAGCCTGTGTTAATTTAATGGTTTGCATGAAACTTTTTGCAAAAGCGTTGTTTAAATCTGGATTATAAACTTGTTTGGATTCATCAACAATAACTTCAGGTAAAGCTAAAACAGGTAAAGCCTTAATTGTTTGTTCAAAACTTTTTGCAAACATGCCATTCAAAGTTAACACGACTGGTTTACTAGCAGCTTTAGCTTTAGCTTCGGCTTCGGCGGCAGCTTTAGCTTCGGCTTCAGCAGCGGCTTCGGCTTCGGCTTCAGCTTGAGCAGCGGCAGCTTTAGCTTCGGCTTCAGCTTTAGCAGCGGCTTCGGCTTTGGCAGCGGCTTCAGCTTGAGCAGCAGCGGTGGTAATCAAAGCTTCGACGAATGCAGCTTCAGCACTTTTTTGAGCTACAATCACAGCCTCATGAAGTTTTTGTTCTCTATCCGCAGCTTCAGCCATTGCATCTTCAGACGCTTTTTGAGCAGCAAGAATAGCTTCTTGAAGTTTTTGTTCTCTATCCGCAGCTTCAGCCATTGCATCTTCTGCTTCTTTTTGAGCGGCAAGCAAAGCCTCTTGGATTTTTTGTTCCCTATCCGCAGCTTCAATCAACGCGTCTTCAGCAGCTTTTTGAGCGGCAAGCAAAGCCTCTTGGATTTTTTGTTCTCTATCCGCAGCTTCAGCGGCGGCTGCTTTAGCGGCGGCAGCTTCAGCCACTTTTAGTGCCGCAAGAACAGCCTCTTGGATTTTTTTTTCAATATCCTCAGCTTCAGCGGCGGCTGCCTTAGCAGCGGCTTCTTCTGCTGCGTGTTGAGCGGCAAGCAAAGCTTCTTGGATTTTTTGTTCCCTATGAGCAGCTTCAGCCAAAGCTTCTTGGATTTTTTGTTCCCTATCCGCAGCTTCAGCGGCTGCTTTAGCTGCTGCTTCTTCAGCAGCTTTTTGAGTTGCAATCACTGCCTCTTGGATTTTTTGTTCCCTATCCGCAGCTTCAGCGGCTGCTTTAGCTGCTGCTTCTTCAGCGGCTTTTTGAGTTGCAATCACTGCCTCTTGGATTTTTTGTTCCTTATGAGCAGCTTCAGCCAAAGCATCTTCAGCACTTTTTTTAGCGGCAATCACAGCTTCTTGGAGTTTTTGTTCCCTATCCGCAGCTTCAGCCAATAAAGCTTCAGCTGTGGCTGCTTCAGCTGCCCGTTGAGCGGCAAGTGCGGCTTCTTTAAGATTTCTTTCTCTAACAGCAGCGTTATGTTTGTTAATTTTATTCTGAATTTTTTGGGCGCGCATTTCTTTCGCAATGCTTACTAAATAATCAAATTGGGATTGCATTATATTATATATAAACATAAAAAAATATGGAGAAAAAATTATCCACTAATCAAACGCACTAAATAATTTATAAAACGGTTAAACGCAGAGCTTATTATTTTTATATAAAATATTTTATATAAAAATCTATGTGTCAAGTGAAAAACAATAAAAATTAAGTCTTCCTTAACTAACTGTTTAAACCCCACTTAATCTAAAAGATGCAGTGTTCGTTGTGTCATTTGACGATTGGTTAGCGCCATTCGCTACAGAGAACACTGCCTTAAGACCCGCAAGTGGATTGATTGAACCGTTTGCGTTTGTCTTATGAATTCCAGTTAGGTATCTCACTCTCAAAGTGCTAATTGCTGGGACGGCTGATCCGGATCTTCCAATAGTTCCTGTAAACGATGTGAAAGTAGTGTCAATGACATTATTGGTCTTACTTAACGTAGGGTAAGATAAAACCCATACATTTCCAGAGATATCTCCCTCGTTTATTGTGTAGCTATTTGACCCAACATTAACTCTTCTATTTGAGAAGTTAAATAATGAAAGCGAATCAGGCGCATCCAATGTTGAAGCGCTTTCATTAAGATTGTCCCAAAAAACGCTCATTGTTGTTAAAGAGGAAATAGTTGATCCATTGTTTCTAATTGTGTATGTAACAATGTCATTAAGTGAAGCGTCCGAATTAAATGACACATCGGTAACGACCAATGGGGCACTAGGAACCATAACAAACTCACGTACAGCAGGGTCGCCTAGACGAGTGCCTTCGAGTAATCTTCCTACGCTTGAGATTCTTACTCTAACCAAATCTCCCCATGTAAATCTAAGGGCAGAATTTGTAATATTGAAAGATGCGTCAGAAGATGACGCCGCGCTTGGGTTTGTGGCACCGGCAAATGGTATAACCTCGCGGGTACCAGCGAATGCTGTTGGAGCTGCTAGTAGATCATTAGCGCTGGTTGTGCTATTTAGCGTTATGCTATAGGTTTTTACTTTTACAGGATTAATAGGTGTGCCGCTTGCGTCAATAGAGGCAGAATATATCGCACCAGAAAGATCATTAACAAAAACGTCAAGGTTGTATCTCTCTAAATCAGCTCCTGATGGTGGAGCTTGAAATGTGAATGTTAAACTTCTATCTACTAGTACATTAGCTGAGATATCGCGGGCGTCATTCTTGGGTACTATTACAACATTATTTATCTGTCTCGTAAGACTAAGTGCTGAATAAGTAGCCTCGCGGGAATCATAAGATACAAATGTGGAATTATTTGGTGCCGTCAACGAAGGAACAGTGATTCTTCCTACTACTCTTACTTGGTGTCCAGCGGCTAAAGTGGGAATTTGAAGCAATACTCCTGATAAATCATTGGCTGTTAAAGCCGAATACTGAGGTTTTAAAATTAGCTGTTTTATTGGCGTTTGTGACCAATTGACTGATGAAGATGTTCTTGTGAAAATATCAAGTTCTACTGTTTGATTTGCGCTTGCGTCTCTTGAGCCTAAACCAAGTGTAGGTAAAGGAATGGTATTGTTACTTTGGTCAAATGAACAGTATATAGTAGGGACTCCATCAACATTTACTTCTCTAAGTCGGAAAAAAGGTGTTGAAGGTAAAGTTTGTCTAATGTTAGTAAATTTTTCAGAAATAGAGGAGACATTTCCTGACAAATCAAAAATTTTGACTCCAATGTCAAAGGGGGTTCCAAAACTAATATCAAGGGTTGTCCCTCTTACTGCAGCTGTTGCTGGTATTGCTGTTAATGGGATAGTAACGTTGTAATTTCTCTCGCTGTTGTATCCTTTTACGGCGTTCTTCGCGTTGTCAGCTGAAATGGCAAAATGGTTAAGTGAAGCATCACTTGTTTGGTTGCCGGAAGGATCAACCAATCTAACCTCAAAGTTTCCACTGACATCAATTGTGCGTGTGAATGAATTTACAGATAATATGAGGTTTCCAGAGTTATCAACACGTGAGGCAGTTATAACGGGCTTTTTTGGGGCAAGCCACATTCCGGGAGCAGAATCGGTATTGAAACTAATATCAAAAAAAGAGGTTCTACTGGTTGACAAATCGGATCCACGCGCGGTAATGCCAATTCTAGTAATTGTTCGGTTATTTTGTAATGGCAAGAATGCGTGTTGACGAATAGGGTAGGCACCACTGGCGTCTAATGATCCACCGTCTAATAATTGAGCTGCGGTACGTGAACCAAGGTGTCTAGCAATTGTCACATTACCACTAGCGTCCTTGTACTCTCTAGTTTCTGAATCATAATAGAATCTCCTTCCATTGCCGCTAACATCAAAAAGAAAGTTTCCACTCTGATCATCGGTTAGTCCGCCGATATTTCCATTTCCAGAGCCGTCTGTAAATATATATTCAATAGTATTAATACCAACTCCTGCCAATGCCACAAGATCAGAAGGGGGTCTAAACCTAACATCCAATGTATAGTCATTCACATCAGAATCTGGTTGTCTAACATGAAGAATCTCGGGTTGATTTATGCGATGGGGTGCGTAAGTAACCCATTCCGGTGTCCCCGTTGCATAACCAACATTACTCATAGCATTTACAGTGCAAGAAATTTTGTATCCAGTTCTATCATTTTCTTCCAAAAGTAAATCAGTGCCTGAAAAATCTGCTTGAACAAGATCAACTAAAATACCAGAAGTTCCTGCAATCGTCCCGTATCTTAAATCATTATTAGAAGGATCAAACATATTCTTTCTCACTGTATAACCGGGGAGGTTCGGTTTGTCCCCCGGTTTTACATCAAAAAATAACGCCTTTACTGGAACCGAACCAGTGTTTACAAGAACTGATAACGCATTTTTTTTTGTTATAACTAAAGGTTTTGTTATAGTAAATTTTGGCACTGGATCTGTTTTAAGCATAACTGGTAACAGTTCATTTGGTCTACCAGGCACAGCACCTTGAACCACCGCCCCGTTAGATAGGAAGAATTTAACATCGGCTAGATACACAGTGTTTTGGGTTCCGGCAAAAAGGACGTAAAGTCTAAACGGATTAGAATCTGAAAATGTCTCGGTATTAAGAACCTCAAGTATACCAGAATCTCTTGTAACGCCAGAGGACTCGACATAGTTGGTCTGGTTTTCGTTATTCATAATAATAGTAGGTGGCGCATCACTTGGGTTTAAAGGGTTGGTGAAACCCACTTGAATTTGGTCGACCGTTCTACCGGCAAGGGTTGGAGTGACGTTAATCAAAACTCCCCTATCCCTAAGAGAAGCTCCTGAAGTTATACTAAACGTGCTCATGGTTATACTTAAATAAAATATTATTTTTTTTTTTAAAATAATAATTCCTAAATTATTATTGTTTTAAACTAGCTATGTCCACCGATAACCCAAAATAAATCAATGTAACAAATATTGCTATAAAATAATAAATTTCATTAGCAAAATAATAATGAGATTTGCGTTATTTCTATAAAAAAGTTTTCAGGACAGGTAAGCGGGGTATGAAAACCCTGATTCCACGCTATTTTAAAAATTTCCTAAATTGAAAAGAGCTAGAAGAGAGAGAGATAAAAATAATCAGTCAGCTATTAAAACTTTGAAGATGTGAAATTAAAATAAGCTAAATTATAAATGTATATAGCTTTATCAATATTTCGGTAGGCTTAATACATTCCTTAATAAAGAATTCCTTTCACACGATTTGAAGTAAATTCTAACAATATGAGTATATTATATATTATATTAACAGTTTCGGTGGCGATTGGCAAATTTTTGGGGTGGGAATCAAATATCAATAGACTCGTCTGGAAAATGTTCTGAAAGTGCAACATAATCCATAATTATTTGCTTCTTTACTTGAGTTGTTGCAACAATATACTGATCTTTCATTTCATCTGTTATTGTCACAGAAATCCACAACTGAGATGACATACTAAAAGATATACTCATGCTGGAGCCATTTACCACATTTGTATTCCATCCTACTTGAATGTCCTTTTTTTTACCGCGTTTTCCCATCATTGGTTCCCATGTATAGCTTGCTGGGTCCAATGCCGGGTGGTCCGCAGGTAATATAAACCAATCATAATAAATTTTATCCGCAGATTCATCCCTCGCAATAATAGAATAGTATTGAAAATTCTTTCGCTTATTAATCTCCGCAATAATTTCGCTAATATTTCCAGGACTATCTGCAGAGCAAACCGTTGTTAATCTATAGGAGCTAATATTGAAATGATCATTTTTTGAGGAGTCATATTTTACTGATTTATTTGAGAAATTTCCAATACTGCTTGAAATGTCACTTCCTGGTGAATGCGACCCACTGCTTTTCTCATATATAGTTCCACCCGAATGCATTAAAACTTGACTGTTAATAGACTCCCATACAGCTTCCTTAATTGGATCCAAATTTACTAAATGATAACCGCGAATACATCTCTTAAAGTACTTCTTAAATCCTTGGATTACTTCTGGTGAAATTGCTAGTGCCATAAAGAATATAAGCGGTTTTATCATTAAACTAATATAACAAAATCAATTTTTATTATATATATTATTACATTCTCCTTTGGTTAAAATAATTCATGGGATTAAATCCGTATACATATTCTAGCCCTAAATGAGATATTCCATGCACGCCAGCCGCAATAGACAATAACAATACTAAATATATTAAATTTATTGTCCTTCTGGGATACGATTCTAGTCTAGCCAATCTTGAATAATTTAAAGCGATAACAATTACTGCTATGAATAACAGAATTCCATTAATTACATGTGCATAAAATGAGGGTGGTAAATAGTCCATGTAGATTTATATATTATGTATTATACATTATTCAAATAATAAAATATTACTCATCATCTTTGCAATACTTTAAATCAAACAAATCACTGTATTTAGCTTCAATAAGTGCTATTAAAGTCTCGGCCTTTAGAAGTTTATCTCTCTTCAACATTTCAGCACCCTCCAACATAAGTTCCTTGCAGTTCTTCAAAATAAAGGTTGCATATTTATTCGCATCGTCTATCAAATCAACAACTTCATTGTCAATCATCTCCTTATACTTATCGCTCAAACTAGGATAAATAATGTTATGCTTTCCCATTCCATAATAGACAATCATTTTTTCAGCCAATTTAAACGCCTCTTCAAAATCATTAATTGCTCCAGTTGTTATGCTCACATCAAAAAAGATTTCTTCGGCAATTCTTCCAGCCAATAAGATTGCCAAATGTTCAAATAGAGCTTCCCGCGTGTAAATATTTGAAGTTGATCCCTCAAAAACCGTATACGCCGGGCTTTTTGGCGACGATAAATTGATAATAACTTTTGTCATTTTTGAGTGATGCTTTGCGACTAATCCCATAACTGCGTGTCCCATCTCGTGAAGCGCAATGTGATCAATAATATCTGAAGTAAATTGATGGTCTGTCGGCTGCCATCCTGCCATCATTTTATTCATAATAATGTCAACATCTTGCGATGTAAATACATCTCTGTCATATCTGAGCGCGTTTAACATTGCCTCGTTCAATAAATTCTCAATTTGAGCCGCAGATAATCCCATAGTCAAGTCTACCATATCCTTTATTATAATTGAATTGTCATATGGTTTGCCCTTTGTATGAACATTAAGAATAGCCTCGCGAGTCGCGGCATCCGGAAGACCAATAAAAATACGCTTATCAATGCGACCAGGTCGGACCAACGCTGGATCCAAAAGATCGGCGCGATTCGTTGCACCAACTAAAAATATTCCTGTATTATTTTTAAAACCATCTAACTGAACTAGAAGCTCATTCAAAGTGCTATCGCGCTCATTAGAAGAGGATTCACCATCACCCGACCTCTTTCTACCAATTGCATCAATCTCGTCTATGAAAATAATGCACGGAACATTCTTCTTTGCAAGTGAAAAAAGTTCTCTCACTCTTGAAGATCCAACTCCGACATACTTGTCTTGAAATTCTGACCCAGAAACTGCAATAAAACCAGTCCTAGCTTCACCAGCAAGAGCCTTTGCCAAGAGAGTTTTACCATTACCTGGAGGTCCTTCTAGGATAAGCCCCTTGGGAACTCTCACATTATATTGGGCATATTTGGTGAAATTGGAGAGAAACTCAACACATTGAGCTAATTCCACTTTTATTTTGTCAAACCCACCAATGTCTGCGAATTTTACAGGATATTTCGTTACAACTTCAAAATTATCTGATTTTCTATCGCGACTCCTACCTCTGCCAAAAAGGTCATCGTCGTCGTTATCTTCGTTGTTTGTGAACTGATTGAACATTCCTCTGTTAATCACAATTCGGAGGCCTCCTGTTCTACGATGAGGTCCTTGACGCTCTTCTGATTCCGAACCATTTATTCCACCATTTATCAAATTCTCTAAGAAATTCAAATTTTCCTCGTATTCTTTCGCGCCTTCTTCCCCAATCATGGCATAATCTCGTTCTGTCTGGTTTTTTGAATTTAATCTACGAATTCTCTCATTGTAAATGGATTTTGGCTTAAAAGGGTTATAATTGCGGGTTACAGGGCTATTACTCAAAATAGTCTCGTTTTTCTCTGGAATATAATCCGGATTTCTTATTGGGGTTTCGTTGTTTTCATTGTTTTCATTATTAATTCCACTACTAATTCTATTATTTCTCGGTTTTGAAATGGAATACCGCTTTCTTTCATTTATATTTGCAAAATAACTAAACCCTGAAATCATTCCAATAATGTTCATTATTAAAAATGCGGCACACACTGAATACTTCATATAAAATAATCGCGCGATTATTTTATATTGTTATTTTGTTATTTTATTATTTCTTCACATTTTACTCATTATGTCTGGTCATAGCTAATTCTATTTGTTTGTTTCGGAATAACATCTATCATTGGGTTGCTCACTCTTGCTAATGACACTGGTCTATCAACCATAGAAACCTCTGGTCTAGGTTGTATTTCAGATTCTTTTTCAGTAGACTTGGAAATATGATATCTATACAACAATAGACCAAAACTTCCAATTATGAACAATACTAACAAAATCCCAAAACAAATAAAAACTGATTCAATCGTCGGTGTACCATTTTTTAAACCATCACTTGTCAATACATTTTGTTTAACAGTCGGCGTCATCGTTGGATAAAAAACTGTGTATTCTGAAAAACCTATAGAGCTTATATTTAATTGAATTCCTAGTTTATGTAATTCAGTAGAAAAATTGTTATTTTTAACTGATAATTGTAGTTTATAAATAAGTAGATCGTATGTTGCTTGTTGTGATTTAAGACCAACGGATTCCGGCGTTGTTGTAATATCATATGTAATAGTAACCGCAGTTGAGAGAGCTCTTCTGTTTTTTCTCACAATCTTCATATTTGTAACATCAGTTTCTTTTAATCCTGTTGTTTTTGCAGCAACTTTTGTTACGGCTTTTGTAACTGGAGGAGAATCCGGATATTGAGCCCAACCATTTGCTCCTTGTTGGATTTGAAATGACAATGGTATTTCCGGGATTTGTATATTACCAGATGACATTAGAGATGGAAAAGATAATGGCAATTCTGGTACTGTTAGAGTTACAGTTGGTTGAAATGTTGGGGTTGGTGGCTTATATACCTCTGGTAATGACTCAGTTGGTCTTCTAGTTGGGGAAAATACATTATATTGTCTGTTATAATCGCTTCCTTTTTTTCCACTTCCGCCATGATACTTGTTTGAACCAATTGCACCAGATGAATGCCAAATATATTTTGAACTATAAAAATTGGGCCCCGAGCCTTGGTTAGAGCTGCGTGTAGAAGATCCTTGAGCTGCACTAGACCTATGCATTCCTGAGGAACCATCATACTTATAAGACCTATGCGTTGCTGAATACCTATGCGTTGCTGAATACCTATGCGTTGCTGAATACCTATGCGTTGCTGAATACCTATGCGTTGCTGAATACCCGTTATTATTAGAACCACGCATTGCATAACTGTATTCTTTACTTGTATAAGATCCTATTTTGGAACGATATTTTGATTCAACTCCTGAACCATAACTTAATGGTGACTGTCTATTCGTTTTTGAGCTGTAATATATTCCTGGACCAGAACCATATACACCAGATGTTTGTGTTTGTCTTTTTACAATTAAAATATGATTGTTACTACTCCCATTTGTTAATCCAATAAATAGTGATATTAATATTAGTAGATTCATTCTACTTATATTATTGCTAGCAAATATTTTTATATGTTTTATAATTTACTATCTATATTATATCCCAGTTTCCCATACTACTTCTGGTGGAGAAGGCCATTCACTATAAGCCAATGCTTTTGTCGTTGGTCTCTCTAACGCGAGCAATTGTTCTAATGCAAGTTTTCGCCGTTCAACTGGAACCATATTTGCAGGCAATTTTCGGCTCAATTGTTTCCAACGCCATTCAAATTGAAGCGCTGCCGGCCAATCTGGAAATCCTTTTACATAACAAACCCGGTGCCAGATTTCTCCTTTGGCAACTTTTGCACCTGTTGCGTGTGCGCCGCCTTTTATTTCCTTATTGTGCTGTCTTAGACGCCGATCTACATCCACAGTTGCTCCTACATAAGTTGCTTTATCCGACGATTCAAGAAGATATACAAATGACATAATAATATACATAGTTTATTATTATTATATTTAATCATAAACATTTATTGCACTGGGTTTTCTAGTGCAGCTATGCGGTCTGTAAGCGCCACGATACTGTCTTGTTGTGATGTGATAAGGGTTTGTTGTGATGTGACAAGGGCTGTCAGATCCGTGATACTCGTTTGTTGTGTTGTGACAAGGGCTGTCAGATCCGTGATACTCGTTTGTTGTGTGTCTATCCGGGTTTTTTGTGTTGTGATAAGGGCAGTCAGATCCGTGATACTCTTTTGTTGTGATGTGATAAGGGCCTGCTGTTCTTTAATAGATGCTATGACTAGAGGTATCATATCCGTATATGACAAAAACAAACATTCAGATTCACTCAAAACCTTTGATGGGTTATCTGGGTCAACTGCTTCTCTAACCATTCCAGTGCTTACGGCTTCTGGTAATACTTTCTGGACCTCTTGGGCTAGTAAAAACGGTCTCCTAGTACCAGTTTTATCAGCTTTATATTTTCCCATAACCGTTCGTAAAGTCATGATTTTATCAGTTGCGCTTTCAATGGATACTAAATCTTCTTTTAAATTTTCATCAGATATTGCAACCCAAGATGTCGCGCCTATGTTAAGTCTTACACCATAACCAGAACCGTTGGTTCCACCTGCCACCATACACAATGGCCCCGGACCCGATAGCCATAGTTCTGTGGCCGCACTTGAAGTTGTTGCGCCATTTGCTCCCCAAAATCTGAAATTCCACACTTTTGAATCTGTATCATAGGAAACTTCGTCGTTTAAGTATCCAAATGTTAACATGGTTAGTCCGTTAAAATTAATATCATAATTCTTCAAACCCAACGCTGGTTGAGGCCAGTCTCCTTTATCATATGGTGCTGCACCAAGATAACACTGTATAACAACGGTGCCACCATTTATATCAAATGCCGAGTTAGATGAATTTGCAGTGCTCCCGTTCCAGGTTCTCCACACACTTTTGCTTTGTGAATTAGCTGTTAGATACGACCAGTCAACATTGCCGGCATTATTCGTGAATTGTATACTTCCTATTACTGGGCCAGGGCTCGCACTCGCAGCAGCAACTCTAAGTCCATAATTATTTCCAGCCTGGTGCAAAACCTGTGCGCAACCATTTACCTCTAATTTTGACCCAGGGGTAGCCGTTCCAATGCCGACATTGCCACTGTTTAGCAAGTTCATAAGATTGGCACCGGTTGCGGCTGATATTTGCACGCCAGGAGTTGCAGTTGAATCTGTCGCTCCAAAGTAAACTGCACCACCAGTTGATGTGTATTTTGCACCAATAGCAAACAGTTCACTATTCGCTGAAAAAAAGCTGCGCCCACCAGATACACTAAGTATAGGTCCGGGTATCGCAACTGCTGAAGCAGATCCAATTGTAGTGACACCGACGCCAGTGATTGTCATATTTGTCATAGCATATGCACTATTGCTGGTATTTTTTGTGAGGACTTGATATGGTGTAGAACCAGTTGACAAATCTGTAATTGTTGTGAACCCCTGACCTGTAGGTCCTGTTGACCCGGTTGGTCCTGTTGCTCCTGTTGCACCAGTGGCTCCAGTTGCACCAGTGGCTCCAGTGGCTCCAGTGGCTCCAGTTGCTCCAGTTGCTCCAGTGGCTCCTGTTGCTCCAGTGGCTCCTGTTGCTCCAGTGGCACCAGTGGCTCCAGTTGCTCCAGTGGCACCAGTTGCTCCAGTGGCACCAGTTGATCCAGTGGCTCCAGTTGCTCCAGTGGCTCCAGTTGCTCCAGTGGCTCCAGTGGCTCCAGTTGCTCCAGTGGCTCCAGTGGCACCAGTTGCTCCTGTTGCACCAGTTGCTCCTGTTGCACCAGTTGCTCCTGTTGCACCAGTTGCTCCTGTTGCACCAGTTGCTCCTGTTGCACCAGTTGCTCCCGTTGATCCAGTTGGGCCTATGGGGCCCGTTGCTCCAGTTGCTCCAGTTGCTCCAGTAAAGCCGGTTGGTCCTGTAAATCCTGTTGGTCCAGTTGGGCCATTATACGCGCATTGGGTTATATTGATATTTACAGCTGGGGTTTCAGGATATGGTGAAGTTGCAGCGGTTCTTAATAATGTAACAGTTCCTGATGATCCAGCGTTTATAAACATCCACAACCCGATAGTATCATTGGCGTTAATATTATATATTGTTGCGTTTACTGCAACAATTTCTATATTATTAGAATTTTGTTGCCCATACAATCTATATTGAAAATTTGAATCTGGAATATTATTTGCTACTGCAGACCCATTTTTTCTAAAAAATATTTCAAACTCAATTGCACTATTATTTGGTGGAGAAATTTGTATTTGTAATAACGCTTGTATTAAATAAGTACCGCTATTCAAAAATGTGATAGTTCCTGTACCAGTATTTAGATTTATTCCATTACTTAATACATTTGTATCTATTAATACTTGTGTTCCAGTTGTAGGGTTGTTAACAAGTATTACTTGACTTATTGTACTAGTTGAATAGGATGCATTAAAATTTGCATAATATCCTATAGCTCCTCCAGCTCCTTGAGGGCCAGCGGGTCCTGTCACGCCAGTGGGTCCTGTTTGTCCAGTGTATCCAGTACTTCCAGTCGGTCCTGTATTACCAATGACGCCAAATGATGTATGAATGTGTGAATAGGTTGCCGCGCTTTGATAATAAGTAGTTAAATTTCTACTCGCTCCACCTGAATTGTCAGCTAATATTTTTACAACTAAAGACGTATATGGTGATAAATCTGTATAAAGTAATGATAATGAGCAGGTATATTGAAGTATTGTTGTAGTTATTAAAGCAGATGACGATGATGTCCCAATCAATGTCTCTACACCACCACCATTTCTACCATATAATTGATATTTGATACTCACACCATTTGCTACGTCTATTGAAGCAAAAATATTTAAATCCCATACACCTGGGGGGATAAATGTTTGTCCATTTAAATTTATAATATAATTTGCAAATTGACTTACCGCCGTATTGATAGAAGATGCTGGCACCGCCACAACAACACTATTTTGTGGTAATGCGTTTTCTGTTAATGAAAGTAATTTATACGTGCTTATTGCTGGACTAGGTGTTTCTCCGTAATTTAAATATAATAATAATCCTGTACTTGATCCATCTGCTCCTTTGGGTCCTGTTGGACCTTTATCACCAGTAAAACCAGTATCTCCAGTCGGTCCTGTAAATCCAGTTGGTCCGGTTGCACCCGTAGAGCCAGTTGGTCCGGTTGCACCCGTAGAGCCAGTTGGTCCAGTATCTCCAGTTGGTCCAGTATCTCCAGTTGGTCCAGTATCTCCAGTTGGTCCTGTAAAACCAGTTGGTCCAGTAAAGCCAGTTGGTCCTGTAAAACCAGTTGATCCAGTTGGCCCTGTTGGTCCAGTTGAACCTGTTGCTCCTGTGGCTCCCGTTGGTCCAGTAAAGCCAGTTGCTCCGGTAAAGCCAGTTGCTCCGGTAGAGCCAGTAGGTCCGGTGGCTCCAGTAGGTCCGGTGGCTCCAGTAGGTCCAGTTGCGCCAGTTGCTCCCGTAGAGCCAGTTGGTCCAGTTGCGCCTGTAAATCCAGTCGGCCCCGTAGATCCAGTTGGTCCTGTGTCACCAGTTGCACCTGTGTCGCCAGTTGGTCCTGTAGAGCCAGTTGCTCCAGTTGCTCCAGTTGGTCCTGTTGCTCCAGTTGCTCCAGTTGGTCCAGTTGCGCCAGTTGGTCCAGTTGGTCCGGTGTCACCCGTAGGGGCTATTGTTGGGGATAGTGTTGTTGTTACTTGCGCTATTGTATTATCATTAAAGTAAACAGTAAGTATTTTATTTCCGATGGCAGCCATATTTCCTCCGTAAATTTCAATGAATATTCTATCACTTGTTAATATAGTCTGTGCTGAAACTGAGCCGGAGACGGGGTACAATATTGGCGTCATATTATTGTAAATTACTACATTTGCAGTAGTAGAAAATAAAGTTTTTGTATTATCTAGATGATATACATATGCTTTAAAAAATATATAAGCTGAATCAATTCCAGCATCAACATTTGCATATATTTCATAGTTCCAAACGCCTGATGGAATAATTGTAGTATTTGGGTCGTTAATTGGAGTAATAAACGATTGAATCAATAGAGGAGTGTTTCCCGCATTAAGAGTATTAGTTATACTTGTTGAAATTCCACCGTTTGTACTAACCACTCGGTCTAAATCTTTATATCCTACCGGAGGTATTGCATTAATATTGTTGTTAAAATAATAAACTAAACCAGTTGAAAAACCGTTCAGACCTCGTGGACCAGTTGGGCCAGTTGGACCGGTTGTGCCAGGACCTCCGCCACCACTTGGCGCAACATAACAGTCACATGCGTCTGGAACAAAATCTTCACAACCACTACATTCGCCGCAACCAATATCAGGATCACAATTCGGCGCATTACATGTCTGACAAGGATAATACCCTCCAATTATATTAGCAATAGGCACACCGTTTATATTTGTGACATTCAAATTTGTTGTTGTTATATTCGTGCTAGTAATATTATTTGATCTGATGTTACTCATATAAAATGGTAACATATTTTTATTATCTAGTTATTTCTTATAAAAATACTAAATAGTCTAAAAGATGTTATTAAATATTTAATATCATCTTATATCATGAATATGAAGGTCTTGTATAACAATAAAGAAATAATTAACGGCCAGTTTATCTCTCCACAAAATTCTCAAAGTAAACCTATTGTAAATTACTTGGCGTGTTCAAACACCTTATACACTTTAATTATGCATGACCCAGACGCCCCATCAGGAAATCATCTACACTGGATTGTAATAAATATCCCAGGCAATAATATTAATGATGGAAATACATTACTACAATATATCGGTCCATCTCCACCCAATGGTTCAGGAACTCATAAATATATCTTCTTGTTAATAGAACAAAGAGAGAAAAAGTATTTGCAACCCATTCAAAGGGCAATGTCTATGGACAACCTTTTCGCAAAATTAAATTTAAAGGATTCTGCAGTTATTTCAAGAGTATATTTCACAAGTAGCAACCAAACTGCAGGTAAAAAGCGGAACCGAACAAGGTCAAAATCTGTGTCAAAAAAACAAAAAACCATTAACTTAAAAAAAAGAACTAAAAAAAGAGCACCGATCTAAGTTATCATAACATTTTCATTTAAATCTACGCTTGCACTAAATAAATGATTGAATCTTGTTAGGTCATCACAATCAACAGAGAGATAAGGCTCAATAAGATTTAACATATTACAAATATCAAGTGAATCTCCAGGACTATAAAACCCTTCGCAATCTGATTTTGCTATTAACTTATAGAGGCCATTCATACCAAAAAATATAAGTGTGTTATGTGTTTCATAGGCTTCAATCTCTGATAAAAAATCCAATATGCTTTCTGGTTTTCTTTTTTTAATAGCTTCCACCAAATCAACTAGATGACAATGATACTGTGTAGAAATATCTCGCACATTTATGTCTACATCTTTTGTAATTTCAATAAAATACTCTAAACAAGCGTTGGCAATAAAAAAACGAATATCATTCCACATCCCATAACTGCACGATATAGACATTTCCCCGCAGTCAAATTGAACCCCCATTGTATATATCAAATAGAAAAAACTGTTTAATATATAATCCCAAGGGAGTATTAACAAGTTTTTCTCTAGATTAATGCATTGTGTATTTAAACCGATGTGCACATAATCACACTAATATCGTAACATTCCTTAATAAACTTTAACCGAATGTTCTTTAAGTTACTTTGAGAATAATATATATTTTCTTGGATTTCTTCGAGTCCAAAAGTGTTTGCGAAATCAAAAAATGGACAAAAATAAATGTCCATTTTTCAAAACCTGGGGGGTTTTATTAAAACAGGATTTTCCAAAAAAGCATTTTAGACCATAATGCTCTAATTTAAGAAAAAATGCGGAAAAAAGTGTGACTGTAAATTTTTTATTATTTATTCGGAAAAGGATTTAGGAGATTTATCTGTTGATATATTAAGCAACAGATGTCAACAAAAAAATCTCCAAAAATCTCCAAAATATTTCATTGCGAGTCATGTGACTATAAATGCAGTAAGAATAGTGAATGGACGAAGCATACTCTTACAGCTAAACATAAAAAATCAACGGAGTCAACATTTAGCAACGAAAAAAACGCCAATACATACTGCTGTGATAATTGTGGGAGTGAATACAAAGACCGAAGTGGATTATGGAGACATAGCAAAAAATGCCAAAAAGCGCCAAAAATCTCCGAACCTGAACCTGTTAAAAATAATATGCAACTTCAACCTGTGTGTGATATGTCAAACAATATAATAATGGAACTGTTAAAGCAAAATAATGAGTTTAAAGAACTTCTTGTAGACCAGCACAAGCAATTATGCGAAAATAACAAAATGCATATGGAAATGCACGTGGAAAATAACAAGCATATAGTAGAATTAGCTGGTAAGGCTGGATCTTATAACACGAATTGCAACAACAAGACATTTAATTTACAGGTATTCTTGAATGAACAGTGCAAAGATGCATTGAATATAACAGATTTCGTGAATCAGATTCAGTTGCAATTGAGTGATTTGGATATGATTGGGCGGATCGGTTACACAGAAGGTATGAGTAAAATCATTGTTAGGAACTTGAAGGAGCTTGATATATTCAAAAGACCAATCCATTGCAGTGATTTGAAGAGAGAAGTTTTATATATAAAAGATAAAGATACTTGGGAAAAAGAAGACTGCGAGAATGTTAAACTAAAAAATGCTATTAAATTTATTGAACATAAAAATATAAAGCAAATACCTAAGTGGAAAGAAGAAAATCCAGAATCAGATAATTATGACAGTAAAAAACACATAGAATATCATAGTATTATGCTTGAGTCAATGGGAGGTTCAACAAAAGAGGATGATAATAAAAAGAGAGAAAAAATAATAAAAAACATTGCGAAGGAGGTAACAATAGATAAGAATTTGAGTTGAAAGATATAATATTTTAATTACACTTTTAAGTTCAAACCTCAAAAAATTGAAATATTTTTTATTACACATAACAAATCAAACCCAAAATAATAATGTCTGCTTTCAAAAGATTACCTATGGATATTGTCAAGCATATTTTACCTTACGATAGCCGTTTTGTTATGAGAAAAGGAGAAATAATTCAAATCAATAAATTGGATATGAATAAATACAAAACTGCTGTTTTGAATTTATTATTAATGAAAAAACCGAAGATTAAGTATTCTACAACATACTGCAATGGAAAAGGAGAATGGGTTGTATATTTTGTTATATTTTCCAACCAATTCGGAATTCGTTATTCACTGGGTTATATGGGAAAAAAAGATGATATTGTCTATTCATATGGTTATAATACAGATTACACATTTGTACCTGATCATATGATGACTATTCTGTAAAATAGTCATTTGAAATGAAAAAATGTGTAAAGATTTTATATTTTAAGGGGGTGTTTGAGTTTTAGTCTTAGATTTAACAACCTTTTTAACAGCCGGTACAGATTTTTCAGTTGGGATTGCAGTATTTTCCATTTCTACAGATTCTATGACAGTATCGGAAAAAGAATCGTCGTCCTTCTTCTTGTTAAACTTACAATTTCTCAAGTGTGCCGAGAGACTAGCCTTATTCTTGCCTTCATAAACATTGCAATGAGGGCATTTGAGGTTTTCATTATCAATCAATCCAAATTTAATCAAGATATTTTTGATCTTTGGCAACTGAACATCTTCAAGCTTATCTAATAGTTGTTTGCTGAATACTCTTACCATTTCTTGAATTGCCACTTTTTGAACTGCAAAGTTGCGATATTCGTTAGCTAAGTCATCTATGTCAGTTTTGCTAGTTGAATACATGTGGTCATCATCAACCTCATTTGTATTATTAATAATATTCAACTTTGCAGATAAATTATCAATAATATCAATTGCAATCCTTATTTTTTCTGTATCATATTTACAGTTTGGAATATAAACATGAATTAAATTGTTCATAATGTCAATTTGAAAACTGTCCTTGAAGGTAATTGGAGTATTTTGAGAGATAAATATTCCATGAGTCTTTTGAATTTTAATATCTCTCTCAAACTTTGTAACTTCATCTGTTGTAACACTTCGGTTATAGTCTTTATTCTCAAATAAAATGGTTGGTTTGTCTTTATTTTTTCTATTAACCTTAAAGTCGCAACTAGCAGTTTCAGATGTAACTTTAATTATTTCATCACTTGGCATAATAGATTGAAGCATAAAATACAACTCATTTTCAGAAACTCCGCCCTTTAAACTAGAATTATTCTTGTATTTATTCAAGAAATCGTTAAGTTCGGTGGTTAGTTTTTCTTGTATAAGCTGTTGTTGGGAGAATTCATCCTTTACCTTTTGAATTCCTCCACTTGTTCTCTCTTCACTCATCTGAATTAATTGCAAAATAGGAGTTTGGATGCTTGAAACCATCTTTGAAAAGTTGCTTTCAATGTTATCTATAATAATTTTTGCAGAATTTTCATCATTTTGCTTTGTTTCCAAGAGTTTCTTGGTATCTTGTTCTATAGATGAGCAAAAAGACTTGATGCAATTCTCAATTTGAAGATAATTTTTGTCTTGGCTCTTAGGAACAATGTCGTTAATGATGGCAGTGATAGAAGATGTTGTCTTAGCCAAAATGGTGTCTGCATTTCTATCAATGAGAGAAGATAGCTTTTCATTATTTGACAATATGTTAGTTGTTAGCTGCGTCTTCAAATCCTCCACATATTCCTTCTTGGTCTGGTTAAGCTTTTCATTAAAGTTTGTAATGATGTCAGACCGAAAGGAGGAGACATTCTTGTCTATGTCTGAAACGATGGATAGAATTTTTGAATTAATAGTTGAGTTGATAGTTGCAGACAAGTTTGTAGAGAGATTTTTCAAAATATCAATAAACATAAGGTTCATCGCAACGATATCTAAGTGAGGGTTCTCTCTGTAATAAGAGAGAATAGTCTCATCTGTAATCGTGACAGATTTTTTATCCATATGAATATTATATTATATAGTCTTTAATACATAATATATTAAATTGTTATAATTTTTCAGTAATTTTTGGTCCTAATTTAGAGTAAAATAGGAAAGCTAATTCTCTCAAAGCGTAAAATGCATTTTGTGAAGAGTATATAAAAAACAGTACGATAACATGTGTGCCTTTTTGCGCAGCCTTTTGCGCGACCTTTTTTCGCGCGATTAATTTACTTTAATTTTTCAAGTAAAATTGGAAGCATTTTAAAGTAAAAAAATAATTTACTCTAATTTTCAAAGCAAAATTGGAATCTTTTTAAAGTAAAAAAATAATTTACTATAAAAAAAAAGTAAAAATTAAAAAAAATTAAAGTAAAAAGTATTTGAAAGTAA